TAAAACTCAACTCGGCGGTATCTTTGGCTTAGTAGACTCTCGGATTGCTCTAGGATCAAATGCCGGGCAAACTAACCAGTACGATAGTACGATTGCTATTGGTGTTCTTGCTGGCGGTGGTAGTCAACATATCTATGCGGTGGCTATTGGCACAACTGCCGGAAGGACCGCTCAAGGTGAAAGTGCAGTGGCTATTGGTACAAATGCTGCGTACACCAGCCAAGGCAATGATGCGGTAGCTATAGGTAATGTTGCTGGAAAAACCTATCAAGGAATTAGTTCTATAGCTATAGGTAAAGGTGCAGGTAAAACAGATCAACCAAATTATTCGATAGTGCTTAATGCCAGCGGAACTGATATGGTTATGACAGGTAATGCGGCATCGGCATTTTATGTAAATCCAGTCAGAAATGCAGTTACATCGCAATCTGTATACTATGATACAACTACAAAAGAAATATCGTATGGTAATAGTAGTATAGCCGGAGTAGGTGTTACTATCACTAGCCCATCTGCCGGACAAGTTATAAGCTATGGTACTGCATTGGGCCCTGTCGAAAATACCTATACCAATTATACTACACAATATCCAGCAATAGAAGAACTTCCAGGTGCTGTTAATTATTCAATAACCAATGATGTCAGTGATAGCAATAATTTGTTGCTTGCGGGTACATTTCCGGAATCCTTTTATTCTAAATTTACTGTTGGACAACAGTTTAAATATAAACTAACATATTGGTCCGAAGATATTTACGAAGTAACTTCAGTCACAACTACCGATTCAACTACTATTGAGGTAGGAGTAACTTGGATCGGCGGCGGCAGTAATATGATGGCTAGCAATCTGGCGGAGAATTATTCAAGCTATTTTAAATTTACCACAAATCAATCAGTACCACAGTGGATTAATGCCAACGCGGCCAGTTCATATAATCAAAGTCTAAACACCACATCATCTGTAGTGTTTAATGCCTTACAAGTTACTGGTGCATTGTCACTTTATGTTGAACCGCCAGCCTTAACTTTAACGACTGAAACTATTTCTGGTGGTATGGGCCAGTTTAGAATTGATTCTAACGGGAAATTCGATTTCCCAACGCCCGATCCTACTCCACCGTTTGACACGAATAAATTTGTAACTGGTACAAAAGTTACCTTAACCGATCCAAACTATGGTACATTTGTTATTGAATTAACACAAGATTTATATCTAGGTCCACAGCGTTATCAAGCACAATTTACCATGATTTCTGGTGGTGTTGTTTCACCTGAGGCTTATGCATCTTCAGTAGTTATTGAATATACAGTTAATAGTAGTCCAGCTCCAATAAATAAAACAACCGTTGTTAAATGGGCACCAATTGTAGTTGGCGGTCAAACATACTTTACACCATTATATCAATAATTAAATGACATTTGATTGTATGAAATGCGGAGCTTGCTGCTCTGCATTTGAGGTACGCTTTCTTGGGCCACATTACTTGCTCGTTTAGACGCATTAGAAACATTAATTAATAAAGGAAATGTATAATGTCTTACCAAAATTTAACACCACTTAGCAGCGAAGAACGCACTGTATTGCATTTAAAAAATGCATTAGATAGCGTAACTTTAATTAATCAATTAGTATCCGAAGATGTGCGTAGCAAAGAGATTTACGATAGAATAAATGCTAATATATTGCATTTAGAAATAATTTTAGCTAGAGATTATATTATTGCCGATAGTACCGATAAAACTGTATACACAGATGCAATACTTGCAGGTCAAGCGTTTGTAGCAACTCTGTTAACTGAATAAGCAGCAGTCAATATGAACTTATTTGAAATGTTTGACGAACCCAAGGAAGCTACGCTAATTGATGCATTGCGTGACTTCTTGCCTATTGCCATTAAACATTTAAAGTTAGATCGCATTCCTAAAATTCGTTTAGTTAAATCATTAGATGATACAACGTTCGGTCGTTATGTTAATGATGAACAAGTAATTTATGTAGTTGTTGACCAACGTAATCCTGTTGATGTATTGCGTACACTAGCACACGAAATGGTACACTATGCGCAAGGGCAAGACGATCAACTTGATAGCACTTCCGGCGAAACAGGCAGTCCGATTGAGGACGAAGCCAATGCAGAAGCTGGTGTTATTATGCGTTTGTTTAACCAAAAATTCCCCAACTATTTAACTACAGATTCTGTAGTATTGCCAGAAAGTAAACAACGTTTAGATGCTAAATGTTGGAAAGGTTACAAAAAGCAAGGCACTAAAATGAAAGGTGACACACGTGTAAACAACTGTGTACCCATTGAAGAATCATATGATGGTGATGAATTCTTTGAAGCCTACGGTGAACTGTGGTACAACGAAGATGAACAACTAGATGAAGCTGAATATCATGGACATAAAGTTCCCTTAGGCAAACCAATGCAAGGTGATGTTAAGAAGTTTAAAGTCTACGTTAAAGATCCTAGCACAGGCAACATCAAAAAAGTAAACTTTGGTGATCCTAACATGCGTATTAAGAAATCTAATCCAGCACGTCGCAAGTCATTTAGAGCACGTCATAACTGTGCTAACCCAGGACCAAGAACATCTGCCAGATATTGGAGCTGTCGTAAGTGGTAATATGACCAATTGGGAAACTTACGTTAAAGAATCCTATGAGCTTATTAAAGAAGCAGAAACATCGCTTTCAATTACACTAACCCACAATGTAGAAGCATACGTTGTACACTTATTCGCACACTTTCTAGACAAACCACAGGTCAATACAGAACCTGTGGGTATTAAACTAATGGCCAGTGCCAACTTACCAGTAGCTCAACGCAAAGTATTGCTTAAAGATGTAGGTGATGAATGCTTACTAATTAACGCAATGGAATGGAACAAGCGCCGTTGGCCCAGTGACACTTACTATGCTGAAATGGGTCAATCTGCTTATGTTACACGTGCGTTTGTAGTTAGGCCTGTAGAAGATATCTACGATGATTTAGCCTTGGAATTCACAACAGTTACCAAAGTTCTACGGAAATGTAGAATATCTTAACCATACCGCTTGACTCCGATAAGTAATTCATATACAATATATTTTTAACTAAAGGAATGACACAATGGCATTAATGTTTTCAGCTGAACAAAAGGCAAAACTTATACAAATAGTCAATGAGGGCGTACAAGTACTACAAGAAGTAGAAGATTTAAGTGCAGGCCTTAGCGATACAATCAAAGCAGTAGCGGAAGAATTGGAAATTAAACCGAGCTTACTTAAAAAAGCAATTAAAATTGCACAAAAATCTAAATTTGGTGAAACAAATCAAGATCACGAAACTGTTACTGATATTTTAGAAACTGTTGGCCGTACACTTTAATTGAAAGCTAACTATCACAAAACTATTAAGTTCATACAGCATGATTGGAATAGTAACCCATTTAGACTTACAATGGAAACTATTAATTGGGCGTTAAACTTTGCGGTTGCAATGACGTTTACATTAACTGTACCTAATGTTCCGTTATTAGTAGTGTATCCAATGTTCTTTACTGCCCTATCTATTAGTATATATTCTGCTATTAGCCGGGGTAGTTTTGGTATTTTAATAACAAGTATAACTATATTTTTAATCGATTTAGTGGGCTATTACAAGCTATTAGTGTTATAATAAAAGAGTCGTACACTTTACGTACAAGCACAAGGTTAACCGGCCACAAGCGGTAGGAGAGTAAATGAGTTATGTTGACGCACTGTTTGACAGGGCAAAAGATCGTATTTACGTTGTAGAAAGAAAAGAAGGCATGCGCGAGTATGTCGAGTATCCAGCAAATTATGTCATGTACATGGACGATCCTAAAGGCAAGTATCGTACTGTATATGACACTCCAGTAAGTCGATTCAGCACTCGTATAGGTAAAGAATTTCATAAAGAGACACGTATTCAATCAGGCAAGCGGATATGGGAAAGTGATATCAATCCTGTATTCCGTTGTTTATCAGATAACTATCTTGGTGTCGATTCACCTAAACTACAAACTGCGTTTTGGGATATTGAAACAGACTTTGACCCAGCACGTGGGTATGCTCCTACCAGCGATCCATTTAATCCTATTACAGCTATATCAGTTTACTTAGATTGGCTAGACAAGTTAGTTACCTTAGTTATTCCGCCCAAGAGCTATAGTTGGGAAACTGCACAGGAAATATGTGACCAATACGAAAACTGTTTTATGTTTGAACGTGAAGCAGACATGTTGGATACATTCCTTAATCTAATCGATGATGCAGATGTGTTAAGTGGTTGGAACAGTGAAGGCTATGATATTCCGTATACTATTGGGCGTGTTACACGTGTACTAAGCAAAGATGACACCAGACGCTTTTGTCTATGGGGTCAGTACCCAAAACAGCGTGAATTTGAACGTTTTGGTGCCGCAAACATTACTTTTGACTTGATTGGTAGGGTGCATTTAGACTATATGCAACTGTACCGTAAATATACCTATGAAGAACGACATAGTTATAGTTTGGATGCTATTGGTGAATATGAGTTAGATGAGCGCAAGGTTGCTTATGAAGGTACCCTGGATCAACTATATAATCGAGACTTTCCTAAGTTTATTGACTATAACCGTCAGGATACTATGTTGCTGGGCAAACTAGACAAGAAGTTACGCTTCCTAGATCTAGCCAACGAACTAGCACATGATAATACTGTGTTGCTACAAACAACTATGGGTGCTGTAGCAGTTACTGAACAGGCTATTATTAATGAAGCACATCAACAGGGCTTAATTGTTCCCAATCGTAAAAACAGAGACGACATGGGCGATACACAAGCGGCGGGTGCTTATGTAGCAACTCCTAAAGCAGGCATGCATGATTGGATTGGGTCAGTTGATATTAACTCACTATACCCAAGTGCGATTCGTGCGTTGAACATGGGTCCAGAGTCAATTATTGGGCAGATACGACCAATAATGACAGACTATTACATTAACGAAAAGATGGCTAATAAGTCAAGTTTCGCTGATGCGTGGGAGGGCTTGTTTGCTACCTTAGAGTATACTGCGGTTATGGAAGGTAAGGAAGGTGTTGAACTTACCATCGATTGGGAAACATCCGGTGAAAGTACTGTACACAGTGCGGCAGAAGTATGGAAGTTAATATTTGACAGTAATCAACCTTGGATCTTATCAGCAAATGGTACTATCTTTAGCTTTGAGAAAGAAGCAGTTGTTCCAGGCTTGCTTAAACGTTGGTATGCTGAACGTAAAGAACTACAGGCTAAGATGCGTTCATGTACAGATCCAGAAGAGATTGCGTTCTGGGATAAACGACAGTTAGTTAAGAAGATTAACTTGAACAGTTTGTATGGTGCCTTATTGAATCCGGGCTGTCGTTTCTTTGATAAGCGTATTGGGCAGTCAACTACACTTACTGGCAGAACTATTGCCAAACACATGGATGCATTTATTAATGAATGTATCACAGGGGTGTATGATCATACAGGCGATGCTATTATCTACGGTGATACTGACTCCTGTTACTTTAGTGCGTGGCCAATGGTTAAAGATGAAGTTGCCGCAGGTAATATGGAATGGAATGCCAGCATTGCTATTAAACTGTATGATAATATTTCAGATCAGGTTAACGAGAGTTTCCCTGCAATGATGGAACGTGCGTTTCATGTGCCACGTAGTATGGGCAGTGTAATTAAAGGTGGTCGTGAGGTTGTAGCAAGTAAAGGTTTGTTTATTAAGAAGAAACGCTATGCTGTACTAATCACAGACTTAGATGGCAAACGTATGGATACTAATGGCAAGCCCGGCAAAGTTAAAGCTATGGGGCTTGACTTAAAACGCAGTGATACTCCAAAAGTTGTACAGGATTTCTTAAGTGATATTTTATTAGCGACACTTACTGGTGTAGATAAGACTGCTATTATTGATATGGTACGTGAGTTTAAACTAGCTTTCCAGGATAGGCCAGCTTGGGAAAAAGGTACACCTAAACGTGTAAACAATCTAACTAAGTTTACCAAAGCAGAAGAACGTGAAGGTCGTGCTAATATGCCTGGTCATGTACGTGCGGCAATGAACTGGAATAACCTAAAGCGTATGCACGGCGATAACTATTCAATTAGTATTGTTGATGGTATGAAGACTATTGTGTGTAAACTTAAAGATAATCCAATTGGATTTACTAGTGTAGGCTATCCAACAGATGGCACCCATATTCCACAGTGGTTTAAGGACTTGCCATTTGACAATGACCTAATGGAGTCGACAATTGTTGATCAAAAAGTAGAAAACTTACTTGGTGTGCTTAAATGGAATATTACAGAAAGTACAGACATTAAGACTACGTTTGATGCATTGTTTAGTTTTGATTAATGAATGATCTACAGAAAAAATTAGATGAGTTAACTACAATTAAAAAGACATTAGTCGATTTAATTGATAGTTTTCAATTTGAAAAACTAGGCAAATTAACAGAATTGCCAAGTTCCAATGGTACACTGTATCAAGAAGTTGCAAACTATTATCAAACACAGCACAAAAAAGTTGCAGATAACTTTGCTAAAGCGCAATCTAATATTAATCAAGAGGTAACAGTTAAAAGTCAACAATGTATTAAGAAAAGCAAAAACTTAATTAAAGAAGGCCAACGTCTAGACATACTGCGTAAGGAAAAAATAAAGAAAAGTCAACGATTAGCCAAAGAAAGTCGCCAGCTGGCTAGAGAAGGACAACTACTCGCCGACACTAAACATAGATTATTGTACGAATATAATCAATTAATAAAAGAAAGTCATAAGTTAAATAAAAAACAATACAAGTTAATTCAGTCACGTCAACGAGAATTAAACATAGAAAATAAGAAAATTATTAACTATAGTATTAGTATACTTCAGGCTGCACTTAATAATATCAATAATAATATCGATAATACTACACTGAACTTAACTGAAGCAATTACTATAGAAAAGATAAACAATCTATGTGCTACCGAAGAGTATCAGAATAAGTTTATAAGCACATACTTACTCCCTAATATAGTACCAGTAGATAAACATATATTAAACTTATCATTACTAACTATTAGAGCGCATTGCGATTGGCATTTTCCTGGACTGCAAATTAATCCAACTACTAGAGATTGGGTTGATTGTATGGTTGCAGCAGATCCGTTGTATATCATCCAACGCCCCGACAATCAGACATTGCCTGCTATTATTAATACTTACCCTAGTGAATACATACAACGATTAAGAGTATATAATATTGATCAAGACTTTTCAATTCTACCTCAGCAACAGTTTGGGTGTATTGCCTGTTGTAATGTTTTAAATTTATATAATCTGTCAGATATTAAAAATCTTCTGGCTACCTATAACACACTATTAAGACCCGGTGGTAAATTAATATGTAATTTGCAATTTTTACACAACACAACTATCAGTGACATTGTCGAAGAAAACTATTTTAACTACACAATTAGATTGATTATACAAAATATATTCAACGATATAGGGTATAGTGTGATATCATTAAATGAAATGTTATCGGATGATGTTATGAACATGTTGATAACTGTTGAAAAATTTGGCATGCTAACTACCACCAAGGCACATCAGGTATTAGGTGCAATTATTGAAAAATAATTTTACCATATCTCTTGCATTTTCTAAATACATCATATACACTAAATTATAACACTTTATTAGGAGAACTACATGCGTGATCATTTATTAGACATCGTTAAAAATACGTACGGACTGGGTATCATTGACCTAGTTAAGGTAACAGGCACAGACACAGAAACAACAATTGAAGCAATTGCTGAAGATCGTAGTGTTATTGTACAGGCAAAAATTAACAATCCAGTGCCAGAGTTTGTTGGTACATTTGGTATGCCAAACTTGGGCAAACTAAGCACTATCCTTAACATTCCAGAATACAAAGACGATGCTAAGATTTCATTAACTAGACAAGATCGCAATGGTGAATCAGTTCCAGTGGGCCTACACTTTGAAAACAAAGCAGGCGACTTTAAAAATGACTATCGTTTTATGAGTTCAGAAATTGTTAACGATAAACTTAAAACAGTTAAGTTCAAAGGTGTTAAATGGAATGTTGAATTCCAACCAACTGTTGCTAACATTTTACGTTTGAAATTCCAAGCAAGTGCTAACAGTGACGAAACTACGTTTACTGCTAAAACAGAAGGCACAGACTTAAAATTGTTCTTTGGTGATCACAGTAGCCATGCAGGTAACTTTGTATTCCAAAGTGATATTGCTGGTACATTAACCAAAGGTTGGTCATGGCCAGTTGCGGCAGTTATTAGTATTCTTAATTTATCTGGTGATAAAACATTCCGCATCAGTGACGAAGGCGCGGCGCAGATTACTGTTGACAGTGGCATGGCAACTTATAATTACATCTTACCGGCACAAAGCAAATAATGATTGATTACTGGTTAAATCAGTACACTGCTAGAGGATTTGTTCCAGGTGGCATGTTTGTCAATGGTACTGTAGTTTATATCCCAATTCCAAAGAATTCTAGCAGTTATATTGGTAAACTGATGTTAGCCAACAATTGGAAAGTAGCTAATTTCTTAAAAAGTAATGTAGCTAATAAGAAGATAATTGTAGTATTACGCGATCCTGTTAATAGATGGATTAGTGGTATGGCACAGTACCTTTGTTCAGCGATAGTCAGTCAAGGTCATACAGCGGATACTATTATCAATAGCTGGAACCCAGTAATGGAATCGTTGATATTTGATAGAGTAATATTTGACGATCATACCGAAAAACAACTATACTTTATTAATACAGTACCAAAAGAATCATGCGTGTATTTTAACAGTGTTCACGGGGTCGGCGAAGTATTACAAAAATATTTGCTCGAACACAATATTAACCTAAATATTGATATAGATATTGATTTAGAAGATAATATACAACATCAAAAATTAACGAAGTTTCTTAAAACTCTATTAGATCAGAATACTAAATTAGTTAATAGACTAAAAGAAGTATATGCAGATGACTATAAATTAATCAATGAGGTAACATTTTATGATTAAAAATTTAGATATTACTAGTCCGCATTTGACTAGTAGCGCATACAGCACTCCGTACATTAACAACAATGGGCAGAGTGCTGGTACTGTGCGCTACAACACCATGACACAACAAATGGAGGTGTTTGATGGTGTTAGTTGGATTAACATTAGTCAAAATGCTAGTATTGGTCTAAGCCGGACTGCTGACGAAGCTATACGTTGGGCTCAGGAAAGAATGCACGAAGATCGCGATCTTAAGGCTAAGATGGAGAAATATCCAACACTTAAATCAGCTTACGAACAATTTAAGATGATAGAAGTGTTGGTCTACGAGGAAGAAAAAAGTGGCACATGAAATAGATAACTTAACAGCAAAACAACTAGACTACGCAGTGTTCTTACCAGCACTTAGTGGTTTTTATGCTACTTATGTAGGCAAGCAACGTTTTCCAGACCCTGTAAAAGGTTTGTATGTCGATGCTGCAAGGATTCCAGTAGACTTCGAAAACGGCATTGAAGGATTAAACTGGCTTAATCCGAGTGCGGCATACTTTCCCTACCATTGGAGTTTATATTCAGCAGGGCATGCTGAGTTAGATGTAAACAAGCATAGCCCAAAAGAAGATATGGTGCGTAATAGAGATCGTAGTAAATCTTTTATCTTAGGTGACTCGGGTGGTTTCCAGATTGGTAAAGGTGTTTGGGAAGGTGATTGGAAAAATCCTAACTGTCCAAAAGCACAAAAGAAACGTGAACTAGTATTAACTTGGATGGACGCATACATGGACTATGGTATGTGTTTGGATATTCCAGCATGGGTAGCTCGTAGCCCAGCAGGTGCTAAGGCCACAGGCATTAGTACATACGACGAAGCTGTAGAAGGTACCTACATTAACAATGATTGGTTTATTAACAATCGTACAGGTGCTTGTAAGTTCTTAAACGTACTACAGGGTGAGAATCACGCAGATGCAGACGATTGGTATGATCGTATGAAGAAGTACTGTGATCCTCAACAATATCCAGGCAAGCATTTTAATGGTTGGGCTATGGGTGGACAGAACATGTGTGATGTTCACTTAGTCCTAAAACGCTTAGTAGCCATGCGCTACGACAATCTATTACAAGAAGGTATACATGATTGGATGCACTTCTTAGGTACTAGTAAATTAGAGTGGGCTTGTTTGTTAACCGATATCCAACGTGCTATTCGTAAACACATTAACCCTAATTTTACTATATCGTTTGATTGTGCAAGTCCATTCCTAGCGTCAGCTAACGGACAGATATACATTCAAACTGAAATTGAAGATCGTAAGAAATGGGTATATCGTATGGTTCCTAGTGTTGATAATAAGAAGTACGCATTGGATACACGTAAGTTTAGTGATGCTGTATTACAAGATGGTATTTTTAAGAACTTTACAGATAGTCCTATTAGCAATCGTATTAAGATCAATGACATTTGTGTCTATCACGATGGCGTGCGTAAAACTGCTGCAGAATTAAACGGTGAGCCATTTGATGTGACTAACCAAGATCATTATACTACACCGCCTGCTCTTAATAAGATTAACAAAGTTGGTAAAACTTCGTGGGATAGCTTTGCTTATGCTATTCAAATGGGTCATAATGTATGGAGTCACTTGACCAGTGTACAAGAAGCTAATCGTCAATATGACCAAGGTGTAGTACCAAAAATGCTTGTACAAGAGTCGTTTGATCGTGTATACTTTAAAGATGTAGTAGATAGTATTTTTGCCGCCGGCACACGTGCAGAAGCAGAGCAGATCATCGAAGATCACAGTAAGTTTTGGATGCAGATTATCGGCACTCGTGGCGCCACTGGCAAGAAAACTGTTAATGCTAGCACTATGTTTAATGACTTGTTTGAAACAGAAGAAGTTGAAGAACATCATATAGATGACAGCGGATTAGATGAAGGCAACTTAGATAACTTAGAAGCAGGATTGGAGGACTAGCATGGACGCAGATAAATTACCTCATCATATTGCACAGTTAGAAGAAAAACACCGTGTAATCAAACAACAAATTGCCGAAGGGTACACGTATTATTTAGATGATGCACTGCTAGGCAAAATGAAGTTAGAAAAATTAATAATTAAACGTCAACTCGAAGAAGCAAAAACAAAACTCAAGGCACAATAATGAAACGCGAATACACATCAGGTACAGCAGAAGCAGTAACTTTCTTTGTAGGTGACGAGATCGAACGTACACCTGCTTATGGAATGAAAACATTATTTGTCGTTGGTGTGCATGAACCACAAGATATTTTAGATCTATTGCGGACTAAATTAGCCTATAGTGTTGTTACCCATATCTACTTTGGTGCTAATCAAAGTTTTAATCCTGCAGGTACTAACGATACAGCAACATGGAGGAAACCTTGGGAAGATATGATCTATGTCTTACTAGAGAATGACTATTGGTGCACTTTAGATTTAGATGTGCGTGATGTAGAAGGATTGCTCGAAAGTGGCTTAACTGAAAAGCGTAGATTCATTCCACAGATTTCGGTAAAATTGCCCTATTTACAACAGCTAGGATATAATGCTACAATTAAGTTAGACGATGTAGATTTTAACGCAACCAATCCAGGTGTGTGGTGTCATAAACTTAACACCCTGTTAGATGAAAACAAATTCACTAACTGGGATCAATATGGTAAAGATGAGATTATTAAATGATACAAGCAGAACGTGAACAAATAGAACGTATTAAACTACAGGCAAAAAAGAAAATATGGGTTACTTTTACTAAAGAAGGTATCCATTGTTATCCCGATGCCGCTGTAAACCCATTACTTAAAACTGGAGATCAATATGATGTTTCGTTTCTTGCTAGTCCTCATCGTCACATTTTTCATTTCCGGGTGTCAATCGACGTGTTTCATACCGACAGAGACATCGAATTCATCCAGTTCAAACGCTGGCTTGAAGCCCTGTATGTGGGCGGTACGTTAGAATTAAATTATAAGAGTTGCGAAATGATCGCAGATGATTTGTATTTGCAAATCGCTACAAAGTATCCCAATCGCGATGTTTGGATAGAAGTATCCGAAGATGGCGAGAACGGGTGTTCCGTTGAGTACAATTGTACTCGTCCTATGCAGTCTGTCACTATTTAAGGAGAATTTTCCGTGGCAAATCCAGTTTGGCTTAAAAAGTATCTTACTATGAAGCCTGAAGTAAGACAAATCTACAACGATTTAGATGCATGGTGCAACTACTGTCGTTTCCACATGATCAAGTATGATGAGGCTGATTTATATGTTAGCCCAGCTTACAAAGAATGGCAGGAAAAACGCAAACGTCGCGAACAATGGCGTCAACAGCAAGGACATGCCCAAGGTTATCAAGGACGTAGATAGTATGACTGTCTACATCGTTGATTTAGAAGCGGTGGATACAAGGTACACGGGTCAATGGAAGACTCATGTACCCACGTTGCTTGAAGATCATGGGTACGAAGTATTTGTAATTAGCGGCCCTCATGATATTCCTAGTGCTACTACTCCTGGCGCTTTCCTTAACTTCGGTGGTACTAACATTTACAAAGCCGCACAGGTTGAGCAAATGGCTAGACTATTCACTGAAGGTCAAATTCATAAAGGTGATCACTTCATCTTTACTGATGCTTGGCATCCTGGTATTATTAACTTAAAGTACATGAGCGAGCTGTTACAGATTCCTGTAACTATACACGCATTATGGCATGCTGGCAGTTATGATCCACAGGACTTCTTAGGTCGTCTAATTGGTAATGCTCCGTGGGTTAGACATGCAGAGAAAAGTTTCTTTGCGGCGATTGATCATAACTACTTTGCCACAGACTTTCATATTAATATGTTTTGTGCTAACTTACTTAACGATGGATTATTTGAAAATCCATGGGCAGAAGAAGATAAAACAGATATGATTGCTGGTGGCAAGATTGTACGCACAGGTTGGCCTATGGAATATATGCCGAATACTATTAGTCCGTTTAAGACTGAGAAGCGTGACTTAATCTTATTCCCGCATCGTATAGCACCAGAGAAGCAGGTAGAAATCTTTAAGGATCTAGCGGCTGCATTACCACAATACGAATGGATTGTCTGTCAAGAGCAAAACCTAACTAAAGAAGCATATCATACCTTACTAGGTGAAGCTAAAATGGTGTTCAGTGCCAACCTACAAGAAACACTTGGTATTAGTATGTATGAAGGTGCGTTAGTAGGTGCTATACCTATGGTACCAAACAGACTAAGCTACGGTGAAATGTACACTGGGGATCCGTGGGCGTATCCAAGCGAATGGACTGAATCGTTTGATAGTTACTTAGCACATAAACACGAATTATGTGATAGGATCGTTCATCTGATGGATAATTATGATAATTTCAACTTCCGTCTAAATATCTTAGCACGTACCTTATCTAAGAACTTCTTCTCAGCAACTGAATTACTTAAGAACATTAGATAATGTCAGCATTTGATCCAATATACCAGTTTGAACGAGCATTAGGTCTGCTTACGGGCGCACCTTTTGTTGTTATGACAGATTCATGTACACATGCACTAGAACTGTGTCTACGTTACGACAAGGTAAAACGGTGTCGTTTTACGGCATTTACCTACCTTAGTGTGCCAATGACCATGCATAAATTAGGCATTTCGTATGGTTTAGTGCCCGATAATGAATGGGTCGGAGAATATCCTATACTTGGTACACGGATATGGGATAGTGCAAGATTACTACGTACAGGTATGTATCGTTCAGGACAGATGCAGTGTTTGAGCTTTGGCTACAGCAAGCCGCTAGAGATTGGGCGTGGTGGCGCTATCCTATTAGATGATCAACGGGTATATGAGTCCTTAATACGTCAACGTAGCGATGGTAGAGACCTAAGTATAAGTCCTTGGGAATCACAAAAAGTATTTGAAGTTGGGTATCACTATCGCCCAACTATAGAAGAAGCACAACGAGCATTAGAATTATTACCCAGTGTAGACCAAGAACCTAAATACCACGAGTATCCAGACCTACGTGAAATTATTATAAAGTCTTGACACTGCCTAAATAATCATGTTATACTAACTTATCAATTGCCAATCCACTGGCTTAACATCGGAGACACTATGTCGAAATATAAAGTAAGCGAACAACTTCGCAATAATCTAAAAGCATCAAACAAACGGTTCTGGGCAGGCGACAACATCTCAGAATACATCACAGAAGAAAACAAACAACAGTTGATTGACGAAGCAACTGAAGCATTTGAAAGTGTTTTAGATACGTTGCTTATTGATCGTGAAAACGATCCTAACAGTCACGGCACAGCAAGACGTCTTGCTAAAATGTACTTCAATGAGATCATGGCAGGTCGTTATGAACCTGCTCCCGATGCCACTGCTTTCCCAAATGATTCTGCAGATCGTTATGAAGGTATGCTAGTAGTTCGTAGTGAACTACGTAGTATGTGCAGTCATCATCACCAACCCGTTAGTGGTGTTGCTTATATTGGTATTATTGCTGCAAATAAACTTATTGGCTTATCTAAATATACACGTATTGCTCAGTGGTGCGCTCGTCGAGGCACACTTCAAGAAGAACTTGCTAATGACATTGCCAGAGAGATTATGAAGGCAACTGATGCTAATGATGTAGCAGTTTATATACAGGCTGTGCATGGTTGTTGCGAAAATAGAGGTATTATGGCACACTCTAGTTTAACACAGACTACTGTGCTAAAGGGCGCATTTAATAGAGATGCTGGTACTAAGCAAGAATTCTTTGATAATGTAAAACTCCAACAGCAGTTTGCGCCACGATAGGGAATAGTTATGAAATGGTTTGATAATTGGATTCAGCGTTGCTACAACCGTGCTCGTGAGCGTGATGAACTTATTGAAGTTGATGATTGGGATGAACCAAAACGTAGTCGTCGTGGGCGCCTTGATAAAGGAGGTCCTATTAGTTCCGGCACACGCAGAGTAGAGCATAACTATGATGATGACAGTGTTATTACTTTTAAAATCTATGGTGCCAATGGTGGTAAGATTGTAGAAACATCACGTTGGGATGAAAAGAAAGATAACGAAAGTATCAGACGTTATGTCATTGACGAGAACGCAGATATGGCAGAAAGTTTAAGTAAGATTGTTACTATGGAATATATGCGCTAATATAGTGGTTGACTTTTCTGTAAATTAGTGTATAATGTGTATACGCTTAACCCTCAAAGGATGTGTATGAAACGTACTATATTATCGTTATTGCTAGCGGCATCGGTTGGTGCTAATGCCGAAACGTTAAACTTAACTCCCTATAACACCAGCGAATATACCGCTGACACTATTGCCAAAGGCAAAACTGGTGACGATTTTCTCAAAGAGATCAATGCTAGCTCTGCATGGGCACGTGGATATACAGGTAAAGGCAGTTTAATTCTTATTATTGACAGTGGTATTAATGCTAGTCACAAAGAGTTTGCAGGTAGTATATTTGCTACTCGAAACTTTATTAACAGTAAAAGTGGCATAGTCGATGTACAAGGACACGGTACAGGACTTGCAGGTATTGCCGCAGGTAATTGGGATGGTATTGGTATGGCCGGTGTAGCACCAGATGCACAGTTAGCTATTGCCAAAGTAACAGATAATACTGCGTTTAACTTTACCCAGGCACGTAATGCAGTAAAATGGGGCGGTGAGCTTGGTGCAATTGTAGCTAACATCTCAGCAAACTATACCTATGATGCGGCATATCTTAAAAATATGTATAGGTTAAGTGACGGCGTAACCTGGGCCAACAAAGATCCGAGATACGTTGGTAGATTTTTTATGAATGAAAATCCTAACACCTGGGCCGCAGCATTAAGTCCTAACATGGTATTAGTCAACAGTGCCGGTAATAGCGGACGAGCTTATGCAGAGCAACCGGGTACGTTGGCCACAGCCACAGATGCTAATGGTAAGTTAATTCTAGGCGGTCGCGTTATTATTGCAGGTGCATGGGACGTTGATAAGGATGCTGTTGCTGGTTATAGTAACCGAGCAGGCAGTATATGTCGGAGTGTAGTTAACGGACAGTGTAAAGACCTGTATCGTGTAAGTGATTTCTACATCTTAGCGCCAGGTAATGCGTTTACAGCAAGTAAGACCGGAGATGCATATAATATACAAACAGGCACTAGCCAAGCGGCGGCTGTAGTATCTGGCAGTGTTGCAGTTATCAATCAAATGTGGCCGACTATGAAGGCTGAAAATATTGTTAAACTGTTAATGGTAACGGCTAATAAGAATATTGCAGGTTATAATAAAGAAATACACGGTCAAGGCCTACTTGACTTAGAACGTGCCACTCGACCTGTGGGTGCATTAGGCATTCCCACTACTGGCAGGGTCAATAAGATTGCATTGTCGGGCGGTTTCAGTACCAATACATCCGGCGGGTTAACAGCAATTAGCAGTAAATTAAGCAGTGTTATGGTTACTGATGATTTTGAACGTGATTACTATGTTGACATGAGCAAGGCCGCAAATGCTAAACGTGCTAGAGCTGACTTTAACCCAAATACCAAAGCTAACTTCTACGAGGAGTTTAATCCGTATAATAAGTTAAACTTTTACACAGCCAATGCTAAACTACAGTCCGGCGAATATGACTTTAAGTTCAGCGCCAACGATGTTGCGGCTTTAGGCCTAGCTGAAATTGGTAAGACTACTAAGTTAAATGACAGGGCCAAAGTGCGTGTTGGTTTTGGTATGTTAAATGAACAAAACACTTGGGTAGGCAATAGTATTAGTGGTGCATTAGGACAAGTACAGAGTAGTTTTACTACATTTTCTAACTTCACTGGACATTATGACCTAAATAAACATATGAGTGCATTTGGTAGTATTTGGCTAGGACAAACCGAAACTAATATGCAGTCTACTGGATTGATTACTAATGTAGGTGCAACTCAAAGTTATAGTTGGAACGTTGGATTAGATTGGTCGCAAGATGCACACAGCTACGGTGCTACTGTAAGTCAACCAGTTACAGTCTATCAAGGCACGGTTAATGTGGATATCCCAACTGGCTATACTGCCAACGGTACTGTTAATTACTCTAAGGAAAAAGTTAGCATTACTCCAACGGTAAATGAATACGATTTTGGTGCATACTACAAATATCGCACTGCATCATTGAACGTAATTGCCTACGGTGAACACCAAATGAATTACCTAAACCAAAGTGGTGTATCGAACAACGTAGTTGGGCTAAGTTTAGTTAAGGCATTTTAATAAGGAAATAAAGAACTATGGATATTAATAAAAAGTATTATGATTATGTACACGTTCATGAGATGGTTAATGATATCTCATTTAAAATGTATAAAGATAATTGGCGTCCAGACTACATTGTTGGTCTTACTCGTGGAGGGCTAATACCTGCTGTTATCATGAGTAATACATTAGGTATTCCTATGGAAACACTTAAGGTTAGTCTACGCGACAGTGATAACGGTCCAGAAAGTAATTTATGGATGGCAGAAGATGCATACAATGGTAAAAACATTCTTATTGTAGATGACATTAACGATACTGGTGCTACGTTAGATTGGATTACTAACGATTGGCAAAATAGCTGCCATCCATCCGATGCACACTGGTTGCAAGTTTGGGGGAATAATGTTAAAATAGCTGTATTAGTTGATAATTTGTCTAGTAAATTTAGTCGCTGTGTTGATTACTGTGCAGTATCTATCAATAAAGCAGAAAAAGATGTTTGGATTGTTTACCCTTGGGAAAGATAATGAAATTAAAAGTCAGTGAGATATTTTATAGTGCGCAAGGTGAAGGACGCTTCGTAGGTGTACCTTCAGTTTTCTTACGTACATACGGATGTAATTTTAAATGTGCAGGTTTTGGTATGACTCGTGGCACAGCTAGTACAGAAGCAGATGAAGTTGCTAAAACTGTAGAACTGTATAGTCGGTATGAAGACTTACCATTAGTGAATACAGGTTGCGATAGCTATGCGTCATGGCATCCTAAGTTTAAACACCTTAGTCCAACATTAGATACTAGTGAAGTAGTTGATAAACTATTAGAACTAGTACCAGGTGGCGATTGGCTATTACCCAATGGCAACGATGTACATTTAGTAATCACAGGCGGTGAGCCGTTATTAGGATGGCAACGTGCTTATGAAGAACTATTAGACAATCCTAAGATGCAGAGTTTGCAAAACATTACATTTGAAACCAATGGTACTCAAGAGTTACATGAAGAGTTTGCTGATTACCTAACGTTTTGGGCATTCAATCGAGTAGATGGCGGTCGTAGACCAGACATTACATTTAGTGTTAGTGCTAAACTAAGTGCTAGTGGCGAAAGTTGGGCTGATGCTATTAAACCAGAGATTGTAGCTAGTTATGAACAGTTCGGCACAACCTATTTGAAATTTGTAGTTGAAAATCCTAAAGATTTCGATGAAGTAGATCGTGCTGTGCAAGCCTACAGAGATGCAGGTTTTACAGGGGTAGTTTACATTATGCCCGTTGGTGGTGTCGTTAGTGTGTACAACGGCAATAAGTTTAACGTAGCAGACGAAGCAATGCTACGTGGTTATTATTATAGCCCAAGATTACATGTTGATCTTTGGGGTAACAGTTGGGGGAAATAGTATGTGGAATAAAATTAAAAATGTATTAACAAATATAGCACAGCCCGAAACAGGCAAAGTTGCTCCTATAACCGAAGGCAAGAAGCGCACACAGGTTAAAACACCTAAGGTTGCTAGTACAGATCCGGCAGCTGTTAAACCTAAAAAGCCACGTGCTAGTAAAAAGAAAGTAGTAGAAGACCCTGATAAGAAACTTGCTACTAAAAATGGTGAACCTTGGGTAAAGATATTAAGTATGGATTTAGATCCCGATGATCCAGGTAATGGTGCATTTGAATTAGATTGGAATGATAAATTTGTAGCCAACTTAATACGTGCAGGCTATCAAGGTCGAACAGATGCTGATATTGTAGACAATTGGTTCAAAGCAATATGTCGCAATGTAATCACAGAATCATATGAACAAGATCAAGCCGATCCATCAAAACGTAATGAACGTAGACGTGATCTAGGTAATGGTAGAACGGAAGTAAGTTGATAGTATATGTAAACGGCGATAGCCACAGTGCAGGTGCAGAAGCAGCAAATGCATTCTGTTTTTTATCCGACGATCCGGCTATGGCCTGGGATCATTATGATCGCACACAGACTGCGGCTGGCAGGGTTCCTCACCCCGATAATGTCAAAGTTAGTTATGGGCAAAGAATAGCAGATTATTACAATTCTACACTGGACTGCAATGCAGAAAGTGGCAGTAGTAACCAACGTATCCTACGAACTACCTATGATTATTTAAATAACAACACCCCTGAGTTAGTAATAATTGGATGGGCTACTTGGGAAAGAGAAGAATTTTTTATCGATGGCTACTGGCACCAATTTAGTGCAAACATGAATACTGACGATTTATCCGACGATGCAGTGAAATTCTATAAAAATTGGGTATTAGATAGACACAGCGTACAGCAGTACTGCGATAAAGCTCAGAAAGCTATATGGGATTTACATCAACTGTTGATGAGTAAACATATACCACATTTATTCTTTAATACCTTTAGTGGCCTAACTACTTCTACTTTATTAGATTGGGATAATTGTTATTACCGACCATATGAACATTCTGGTTCATTTTTTAATTTATTAAAAGCTCGAGGTTATAACACAGTTACTCCGACTAGCTACCATTACGGCGCAGATGCACACCAAGAATGGGCCAATTTTCTCTTGACAAAACTACCGAATGAAAGTATAATAACTAAATGAGATATCTATTAGTAGACGCTGCAAATACATTTTTCCGTGCCCGACACAGTGCCCATCGTCAAAGTGACACATGGGATAAGTTAGGCTTTGCTATCCACGTTACTTTAGCGTCAGTGAATAAAGCGTGGCGAGATCAACGAGCAGATCATGTAGTATTCTGTTTTGAAGGCCGTAGTTGGCGCAAGGACTTTTATACTCCATATAAAGCTAATCGTGCAGTAGCACGTGCGGCTAAGACTGAATTGGAGCAAGAAGAAGAACAAATGTTCTGGGATGCCTTTGACACACTTAAAGTGTTTATTACTGAAAGAACTAATTGCACTGTTCTACGCCATGAGAACTTAGAAGCAGATGATCTTATTGCCGGTTGGATACAAACACACCCAACTGATCATCACACTATTGTATCAAGCGACACAGACTTCTATCAACTGTTAAGTAATAATGTTAATCAATATAACGGTATTGCAGATGAATTACACACGCTTACTGGTATTTACGATAAGAAAGGTAAACTTGTTATAGACAAGAAAACTAAAGAGCCTAAGAAGATTCCGGATCCCAAGTTCATCTTGTTTGAAAAGTGTATGCGTGGTGATCCTACAGATAATATCTTTAGTGCTTATCCAGGTGTGCGCACTAAAGGCACTAAGAACAAAGTTGGCTTAGAAGAAGCCTACAGCGACAAAGACAAGCAGGGGTATGCTTGGAATAACCTAATGCTACAACGCTGGACTGATCATAACGGTGATGAACATCGTGTGTTAGATGACTATAATCGTAATGTTACTTTAGTAGACCTAGCGGCACAGCCTAAAGAGTATAAACTTATGATAGAAGAAACTATCAAAGCTAATGCAACTGCACTTAATCGTCCTATGGTAGGTGCGCAGTTCTTAAAGTTCTGCGGCAAGTATGACCTAGTTAAACTAAGCGACAATGCCAGCAACATGGCAGAATGGATGTGTGCTAGTTATCCTGCGCAAGCAGTAACATTGTATCATTTAATTAATTAGAAAGTAAATTTTGATAGATAAATCACAGAAGTTTTTAGCGTTAGACTTAGAATTAAACCAACCCAGTGGTAAGATCATTCAGGTTGGTATTGCCATTGGCAGTGCCAATGATAAGTTTGAAAATTACATAACTAAGAAATGGTATATCGATCCAAACGAGCCGATTGATCAATTTATTATCGATTTGACTGGTATTACTGATCACGATATTAGATTAAACTGTGTAAGTCATGCTACAGTTGCACGTGAACTCAGTGACTTAATCAAACAACATAACACTTGGATCAACCCAATCACTTGGGGTGGCGGTGACAGTAGAGAACTGTTAGATGAGTTCTGTAAAAACTATGCAGACTTTCCACACTTCGGTCGTCGTTGGATTGATTGTAAAACGTTCTATACGTTTATGATGTTTGCACGTGGCAAGAATCCTAGTGGCGGGCTTGCTAGTGCTATGGGCACGTTTAAACTACAGTTCAAAGGCACAGCGCACAGAGCAGACATTGATGCAGTTAATACTCTCGCACTATTCTTTAAGTTCTTAGAGCGACAACGTGGGCTTGAAAACTTATTACATGATGCAAAAAGTATTTGACTTTTTGGCTAATCAATGGTATAATATATTATGAAGAAAGGACAGAGGAAACAAAACAAAAAATGAGGATTAGTCAATTAAAAAGGTGGGAAAGAAAATGATAAAAAGTTCAATGTTTTTAGGTGATACTACTAATGTAGATCACGCATATATTAATAACTTAGGTGATATAGTCGGCGGGTCATACCGACCAAAGTTTACCGTAACTGGTAAAGTAGATCCTGTAGAAAAGGTAGTAGTTGATTTTTCTACCGTTAAAAAGTCTCTTAAAGCAGCAATTGATGATACCGAAGATGGATTCGATCATAAGCTATGGTGGATTGAAGGAGAATCTCTAGGAAATATTACATTTACCGGTGCCACTGTATCGATTGTGACTCCAAAAGTTAAAATTTACGGACCAAAGAATATTGTTAAAGTAGTTACCAGTTCAACTAGTTTCAATGACTATTGTTTATCGGCGCTACAGAAAAAGCATCCAACTGTTGATATTGAGTTAGAAACCGTTCTAACTACTAATTTTGATATAATGCCACAACTGAACTCTATGCCACACATGTTTAGATATGTACATGGATTAAAAGAATCTACATCGTGGGGGTGTCAAAATATTGGTCACGGACATTTAAGTTATATCGCAGCCAATACTACAAACACGTTAGCAACTGATTTATTATTAGCAGAAATTGCTCGAGACTTAGATGGCGTAATCTTTGCGTGGGCAGATAACATGCCTACTGAAAATTTAATCGAATATCATTGTGGGCGCGGTCCGATGAGTATGGAATTTGTAGGAGATGTAAAACTAGTCAAACTTACTACAGAAACTACTGTCGAATTCTTAGTAGATTATGTTATAGATAGATACGAACATCAACTAAAACAAGCAGGGGTTACTATCCTGTTCGTTTCAGAGGGATTAAGTAAAGGCGCCTGCAGAGGTATAAATGTCTAAACTAAACGTAACAGTAGACCGCATTGACTGGTGGGAAACTCCTAAGTCACGCAGTACTTTTATTAGAGGCTAATTATGACTACTACTGTCTTTATCTTACTAGCATTATTTGGCATTAAGCACTTTATCGCTGACTTCCTAATGCAATATGACTACATGCTCAGAGAGAAAGGTATATATGGTGCAGAAGGTGGATTGCATCACGCGGCAGTACATGCGGCACTTACTTTATTCATTCTTGTGTTCTTTGCGCACAGTGCTAATGCTATTATTCTTCTTGCTCTAGCAGATGGAGTTATTCATTATCACATTGATTGGGCTAAACAACAACTAAATCGAGGCTTAACCACAGCAGATCACATGTTTTGGGTTTGGATGGGTGCCGATCAAGGCCTGCATTACTTAACATATATAGGAATTATCTATGTCGGAACAGTATAAACGTTTCTGTGAATTTGAAAAAACCTGCGCCAGCGCGGCTAATTGTGATGGACCAACTCTTACATTGTTAGCACGAACTATTGTAAAAAACAAGTGTTGGGTTGTTGAAAGTGATGGTACTAAAGTAGCTACTATACTTGCTAACGATGGTAATAGTGGTGTTACCTTAGTACACGACGGACAAAGAGAACGGTTTGGTAGTTTAAAACTCCTAAGCGACCGTTACAATATTGTCATTGACAAAACTAAGGTAGCCAAGTTAGTTAAAGAATCACATGAGGTATATGGATATCCCTGTGAAAATAAACCACAGAATGCTTTATGGGACGTACAACATAAGTTGCCAGTGTTTACTAAAGGTAGCAAAAGTAAGAGTTTCTTCTGTGCCGGTTATTATATTATACAATTTAATAACGGGTGGGTTAAGAGTTACTGTCCTAAGTTAATTACACTTAATAGATATCCATATCAAGGCCCATTTAACACACAAGAAGAAATGCAAATACAGTTAAGATTAGCAAATGGGGGTCACGATGGAGAATCAACTTAGTCTACACTTAAAGGCGTTTAATAATCGCGTTAAAGTAATGAATCAAACTAACAGCAAAGATCTAACATTATCTGCTGCAGATGTTAGAAATCTACATAACGATATATTCGAACTACTAGCGCAGATTGCGGCCCTAACTGCAATTAAAGAAGCCGAAGAAGCAGAAGCTGTACTTAAAGTTGAAATGGATGGTGGCGGATTCTAGCAATTATATATGTAGTTAATTGGCATAAATAAACATAGTAAGGATACTTTATGTCAAGACCAAAGCCAACAGTACTGTTAGAGCACGTCAACAAAACAAATTACAAGAGTGATCAGATTCTGGATTCAGAAGGCATCTGGGCAGTTTTCTTTGATAACCAACCAATCAATCTAAAAACACAAAATATACTTGTAGCCTACCCTGGTCCAAAGTATAAGAAAGTAAGTTTTAGTAATCCTGGTCACGCAATTAATCTCGCTAAAAAACTCAATGTGCTGTTTAAGTCAGACAAGTTTTCAGTTGTGCTACTTAAAGCAGGCGATACCATCTACCCATAATCATGTCACGTGCCGAATCTTTGCAGTCAATTTGGCAAACAAAGTTCTACGAGTTAACTCCGTACTCAGTAAGTCCTAGTAGTTGGTGGTATAACCCAACTAATCATAACAGTTTGCGTTTGGTCCAAAAGGCCTATTTAGAAGTGCGTAAACACATTAAATTCTACAAGTTTGAACTAAGTCACGATATACGTCCTAAAACGTTTGTACAGCTAGAGCGTTGGTTTAAGGAGCCTTATTACGTGCAGAATCGCAAGACTATACACATTGTCAGTGATCGTGACGCAATGATGCTAAGTCTACACGCAAACAATCTACAACAATATTTAGATAACCAATCACTTTGATTGACTTTTAGCTATATTTGTGTTATACTTGCTGTGTAATAAATAAAATTTAAGGAGTAACACATGAAGAAGCTATTACTAGCAACACTGTTATTATCACTTAGCACTACTGCAGCCGCAGATGGCTATTACAACCGACACTATCGGGGCAACGGTAATGACGTATTACTTCCATTAATTGTTGGCGGCACCTTGGGTTATATTATTGCACAACCGCGTACCATAGTACAACCACAGTATGTACCGCTACCAAGTTATGTTCCAGCTAACAACGAACCAATCTACCAATATCAGAACATTTATGATGGTAATTGTGCTTGTTATCATCGAGTTTTAGTTCAAATCAACTAAGAAAGGACCTATATGCGGTATCTTATTGCAATGGCAGTAGTAGTTGCAGTTCTCAGTGGTTGTGCAAAATTTAATACGTGTTTTTAACTGTCGACACGCCTCCTCATATAATAATTCAAATTAACGATTGACTTTTACCTATTAAGAGTGTATAATGGCACTTAGGAGTCAACCATGTCATCATTAGTAAGCAGAGCAAGGGCATTTGCTGCACATGCGCATCGCGCAATCGATCATAAAAGAAAATACACAGGTGAAGACTACATTGTTCACCCTGCCGAAGTTGCGGCTATTGTTGCCACTGTTCCTCACACAGACGAAATGCTCGCGGCCGCTTGGTTGCATGACACAGTAGAAGATACTGGTGTTACTATCGAAACGATCCGTGCAGAGTTTGGCCCAATTGTGGCAATGTACGTAGCAGACTTGACCGATGTTAGTGCCGCTGCCGACGGCAACAGAGCAGTGCGCAAGGCAATTGATTTAGCACATACTGCCAAGGCCTGTGCCGATGCTAAAACAATTAAACTTGCCGACTTGCTATCAAACACTGCTAGTATTGTTGAGCATGATCCAGGCTTTGCCCGTGTGTACCTTAAAGAAAAATCAGCTATGCTTGCTGTGATGACAGATGGTGATGCAACATTGTTGGCCCGTGCTAAAGCCACACTATCAGCAGGACTTGCTAGATTAGATGGCAAATAACGGTTGACATTTTGGTAAAATGACTGTATAATGTTACACATACACTAACAACACAGGAGCAATAAATGGCTTATATTAGCGCACAAGATGTTAAGGCAATACGTGATGAACTTAAAGCAACTTTTCCTAAATTCAAGTTTGGTGTACGTAAAGGTTATGCGGGTAGTTCAGTTGACGTAACTATTAAACAAGGCCCAGTTGACTTTGCTGAAGTGTTTGACGATGGTCATTTGCCTACTAAACGTAAATATGTTCAAATCAACGAATACCATTTAGACTTCTACGGCAAGTACGAAGCGTTCTTTGAACAAGTATTAGAAATTATCAAGTGTGCTCCGGCTCGTGCTGGTGGTCGTGCTTGGTTTGATAAAAGTGATTCGCAAATAGATTATTTCCATATTGCCTATTACATTCATTTAAACGTAGGTGAGTGGGATGAGCCATATACCTGCACAAAAGAAAAGGAGTTTGCATAATGAGTAAAAATTTACAACGTATTTTAATTTCAATAATGTTAATCATCGGTTATGTAACATTAGGATTACTTGGTGAGAATGGTTCGATGCTACATGAACTATTGGGTAACTTTGCTGTCGGTTGGGTAGTTTGGGAAATTGCCACAGGTATTGTTGGTGATTAATCAGCACTTGACAAAACAAGAATTTGGTAGTATAATCTGTTTTGTTACATTTAATAATTAATTAGGAGCTACACATGGCGGCAATGACTGAAAATAGAACTGTTACAGCAACAGAAGCAAAGGCGGCAATTTTACGTTGCTTTACAAAACAACGCCCATTATTTTTATGGGGTCCTCCAGGTATTGGTAAAAGTGAATTAGTAGAAGGTATTACTAAAGACATGGGCGGGTTGATGATTGACTTGCGCTTGGCACAGATGGATCCGACAGACATACGTGGTATTCCTTACTTTAACAAAGACTTGGGCGTGATGGATTGGGCTCCGCCAATTGATTTGCCCACAGAAGAAATGGCTGCACAATATCCGATTGTGGTGTTGTTTTTAGATGAGATGAACAGTGCAGCGCCAAGTGTGCAGGCAGTTGCTTATCAACTTGTATTGAACAGACGTGTGGGCAAGTATAAACTACCTGATAACGTTGTGTTGGTAGCGGCAGGTAACAGGGACGGTGACAAAGGTGTTAGCTACAGAATGCCAAGTCCACTTGCTAACAGGTTTGTGCATTTGGAAATGCGTGTAGACTTTGATAGCTGGTTACAATGGGCTACTGAAAATCGCATTAACAAAGACGTTATTGGTTACATTAGTTTTGCTAAACAAGATTTGTATGACTTTGATCCAAAAAGTTCAAGTCGTAGTTTTGCAACACCTCGTAGCTGGACGTTTGTTAGTGAGTTGTTAGACGACGGCATGGCAGACGGCACTACTACAGATATTGTAGCAGGTACTATTGGTGAAGGTACTGCTGTTAAGTTTATGGCACATAGAAAAATTTCTGCTAAAATGCCTAACCCAACAGACATTTTAAACGGTAAGGTTACAGAACTTGCTGTTAAAGAAATTAGTGCTATGTACAGTTTGACAATGAGTATGTGTTACGAATTGAAAGATGCGTACACTAAGATTGGCAAGGAAGACAATGCTAAATGGCATACTATGGCAGATTACTTCTTTAAGTTTATGATGGAAAACTTTACAACAGAAGTTACTGTTATGGGCGCACGTGTAGCGTTAACAACTTTTAACTTGCCGTTTGTGCCTAACAAGTTGAAAAACTTTGATGAGTTCCACAAACGCTTTGGCAAGTACGTAGTAGCGGCAGTAGCATAATAGAGGAAAAGCCCCGCAAGGGGCTTTTTATATTCGATGAGTGATTTCAAAATAACTAAGATGGATCGTAGACATACTGGTCACGAACTGTTTAATCATTATATAAATTATAATGTTTATGTTCGACGTGGGTTTAGTAATATATCATCCAACGAATTAAATTTTCTCAAACACCGTGTTTGGTTTTGGGAGAAGTTTGGTCCAAGTGCCGAACTTGGTAAGTGTCATCGAATAAACAGTCTTACCCACCAAACCCCAAAGTGGGCCTGGCAAACTGAACACAATCTATTAAGAATCTATGTAACAGAAGAAGCATTGGCATTCTTTACCTTGGCACACAGCACTTGACAAACACTACATTTGAATGTATAATAGCTGTTATAGTAAACAATTAGGAGCAGATAATGGCAACAGCAACAACTAGCGCAGAAAAGAAAAAAGTTGTAACAGTAACAGACGCACGTATTGATGCGGCTGTACGTGAAAAACTTATTACGGCACGTATTGCGCTATTGCTTAAAGCGCCGTTTTTTGGTAACTTAGCAACACGCTTAAAATTAGTTAACGCTGATGAGTGGTGTAGTACTGCGGCTACAGACGGACGTAATTTTTACTATAACAGTGAATTTGTAAACAAACTGCCACAGAAACAAGTGGAGTTTTTAGTTGGGCATGAAGTGTTGCATGTAGTTTACGATCACATGGGACGTAGACAAGATAGAGATGCGCAATTGTATAACGTTGCGGCAGACTATTGTGTTAATGCTGATTTAATTAACAGCAAGATCGGTGAGAAAATTACAAGTGTGCCGATTTTGTATGATAAAAAATACGCAGGTTTGAGCTCGGAAGAAGTGTATGACTTACTGTATGAAAATGCTGAAAAAATTAACGTTAATGATTTGCTTAAACAATTGTTAGACGAGCATTTAGATGACGGCGATGACGACAGCGAAGAAGGTGAAGGCGAGGGTGAAGGCGGACGTCCGGGTAAGATGACTGCTGAAGAAAAGAAAGCATTGCGTGACGAAATACGTGAAGCTGTACTACAAGCGGCAGAAGCTGCAGGTGCAGGTAATTTGCCAATGGGTGTTAAACGTTTGATTAACAAGCTAACAAACCCACAACTAAACTGGCGTGAACTAATTAGACAACAGGTACAGAGTTTAGTACGTGCTGACTTTACTTGGGCACGTATGAATAGAAAAGGACAACATTTAGATGCAATTTTGCCAGGTAGCAACTTTGCAGAAACAATTGACGTTAGTGTTAGTATTGATGCGTCGGGCAGTATGAGTGAAGGTATGTTGCGTGATATCTTAAGTGAAGTTAAAGGTATTATGGAGGCGTTTGACGACTTTAAACTTGATGTATGGTCATTTGATACAGATGTTTATGGTTACGAAAAATTCACGCCAGACAACATTGACGACATTGACACTTACGAATTACAAGGTGGCGGCGGCACAGACTTTGAATGTAACTGGGAATTTATGCGTGAAAATGAAATTGCGCCAAAATTGTTTATTATGTTTACAGATGGTTACCCAGGTGGTGGTTGGGGTGACGAGAGTTACGCAGACACATTATTTGTAATACACGGTACTACTAGTATTGAAGCACCATTTGGTATTACAGCTTATTATGATTTATCAAAAGGATCCAATTAATGTCAGTATATCAAAGTTTTAGTTATAGTCCTACAGAGTTAGCAGAGCAAATGTCTAGTGCTACACACGACACACTTGCTTATCTATGGAAGTACAAATACATCACCACCGAACAGTATAATGAATTGTCAGGTAAAATAATGGTTATGGCTGTGCCAAACCGTAAAGGGTTTGGTAAGAAATTGTTAGAATACTTCTTTGGTGATAATAAAGAAGAGAATTCTTGGGTTTTTCCTATTGTGGAAGTAGCAACCCACTATAGACCTGCTACTCCAGAAAAGCCAAAGAATGTAACTCGACTTAAAACCAAACCTAAGTTAGAGGTGGTTGAGTAATGGCCTTAGGTTGGGATGATGTACAGCGTATGAAACGTGTAGAAGCTCGAGCAGAAGAGCTTGGGTTTAAGTTTTCTTCTTCAGCTAATTATAACTATGGTGCTAACAACATTATAAGTTATATCTGTTTAAAACCTAAGGAAGATTGTTTACCACACTACAGTCGTGATGCCGATATCTTTATAGGTACACTTGAGGAGATCAATACCTGGTTAACTGGCGTTGAATGGGCTCGCGGCTACGAAGAGATGCTTAAACTTGGCAATGATAAGAAACGTAAGGAAAAAGAACAAGTCGAACGTAATCGGCAATTACTACGCACCATTAAAACTGGTCGTGAAGTTAAAGGCACTGTCGGATGTACCAGTGTTGACGAATGGCGCTTGCATCTTGAAGAAGAGTACGATATTGACGACGAAGTTGATTACAGTGCAATACCATTTTAGGAAAAATACAATGACAAAAGTAATGACTATGACAAAAATAATTGAATCATTGCCCTATGAATTAAGCGAATGTACACCCGAACAAGCACCGTGGACTACATTAGTAGAAGAAGACTTTCACATTGCTATTTTTAAAGATGGCTTTCCTGTCAGCTACGGGCACCTGCTGTTTGTGCCTAAGTATAATACCGTAGATGTGTTAGCCGACGCAGTAGCTGATGCCATTGCGCAAGGACAACGTATGGTTGCCGAAGGTAACTGTGATGGATATAACATTGGCATTAATGTTGGTGAAGCGGCCGGACAAACAGTTGCTTGGCCACATGTACATATGATTCCTCGACGCACAGGCGATGTCACTGATCCGCGCGGCGGTGTGCGTAATGTTATTCCTCATTTGGGTAATTACAAGAGTAAAGGATACGGTGATGCCTACGACGAAGTAAATAAATGGTATGGTGGGTTTGATGATGCTAGAGACTAGATAAATGCTCAAACATAATGAACCCAATCCCTTAAACGTACACGGGCTAAGACAGCTTAGTCATTGCCCGCCTCACTTTACTCCTGTGATATTCGATCTTGCTGTACAAGATAAAGACCTAGTTGATTGGCTGTATGAAAACTTAGAAGGACGTTTTTATTCTGGACAAATTGACGTTAGACAAGAGTCTGGTGTTATCGCACGTCAGCAATGTATTGCATTTGAACAATCCTCTGAAGCGAGCTATTTCGCAATTATGCTACCCACAATTAATGAATCAACTATTATGTGGTAATAAAATATTTCCACCTGTTTAGACCATGGTAAATAAAGTTATCCCAAGGAGAACTTTTTTAATGGCCAAAGCAGAAACAACCGCAACAGAAAATTCAACGCCTGTTGAATCTAACGAAACACAACAACCACAAGCCCCAAATTTAACACTACAAGACTTAGTTCTTGTGGCACAAATCATCCAACTTACCTCACAACGCGGCGCATACAAAGCCGAAGAGTTAGCCAACGTTGGTACGTTATACAATAAATTAATTGCATTTTTAGACAGCGTTGGTGCAATTTCTAAATCAGAAACTGCTGCACAGGAGTAATACTATGATTAAGCACGTAGGCAGACATAATAACAAGCGAGTTGTTATTGCATATAGACAAGTACCAGATGAAGATCACATGTGTTTAGTGATCTACAGTGAAACATTACCCATGCGTATACATGATGAAGTAATGAAAGTATTAGAAAGCGACATCGGTCAGCAAGCAAACGATTTTGCTGATGCACTATTCCGTCATACTATGGCAGATGGTGTTAATTGCTTAAACGCAATTCACCGTGGCGGACTATTATCCAAAGTACCAACTAACCAAGTTATTGTAACTCCAACTTCAGCTAGTTCAGTACGCTTAGATGAATTAAACACACTATTAAATGAAATTGCCAAAGGCGCAGAAGCTACTGAAAAACTAGCTAAAACAGACGCAGGACAAAGATGGGAAGGTAGAGATCTAGGCGAACCTGCTAAAACTACAGCGGCAAGTGTTAATACGGATGGCGTGTTGTCTGATGCTGATATTGCAAATCAACGTTTAGCACAGGCTACTAAAATGGAAGCAGAAGCTAAGAGTTTGTTAGCAGAAGCAAAACGTTTAAAAGAAGAAGCAAACGCACTAGCACCTAAGGTAACTAAGGCAAAAGCAACTACAAGTACAACAACTCCTACGAAGAAAACAAATGCCAGAAAACCTACCACAACCAAAAAAGCCGCGGCGTAAATCAACCCCTGGCAAGAAAGTCAACATGAATGTTAAGAAACGTTGGCAAGATATTGTCAGAGACGTTGATAAAAAGGAAGTGCCAGTTACCGTGCTACAGCGTATTATTGTTAAGCTCGTTGACGGCACTGACCTTAGTATCGATGTTAAACAATTACTTGAAGACGGGCAAGATCCTGACGACATTGAAGATTTGCTTAATGCTAAATTTCACGACCTTGACGAATATATAGAAACTGTTGACTTCTTTATCGACCTCGATAAAGTAGTTGGCGCTGTTCAACCTGAGACCGACAAGGTACTAAAGAATCTATGATTATATCAATTTTAGCTTCGACTAATACCGGTGGTATTGGTAATCGTGGTACCTTGCCTTGGCCATACAACAAGGAAGATATGAGTTGGTTTGTTCGACATACTACAGGCAACATTGTAGTCATGGGTCGTAATACCTGGGATGATCCTAAGATGCCCAAACCATTGCCCAATCGTGAAAACTATGTAGTCAGTAGTCGACACGTAGCACAACAATATCAACACTTGGTTAAATGGATTCCTAGTAACCCTGTAGATAATATCTTACAGATACAGCAGGATAATCCATCCAAAGATGTGTATGTTATTGGTGGTCAAAAATTATACGAAGCAACAGAAAGTATAGTCGATAGAGTATTGCTTACACGTGTCAAAGGTGCATGGTTCACTGACACTCGTGTTCAGTTAGACAGCATGCTGGCTTGTTTTCAAATCAAATCAGTAACACCCGGTAATAATTGCACCTACGAAACGTGGGATCGTGTAATGTTTTTTAAATAATGAAAATATTAATTGCAGGTGATAGTTGGGGCTGCGGTGAATGGGGTTGGGATTCCAACAAACGTAAATGGAAAGACGGTGATAAACATGATGAGTCGTACATTATCACCCATCGTGGACTAGAGTATTATCTAATAGAAATAGGCCACGATGTTACTAATATTTCTTGTGGGGGTGCATCTAATAAAGAAATATTAGTAAAACTGCACCGACTAGAGTTACAATGCTACGATCATATTATATGGTTCCAAACTGATCCTATCCGTGATCTTCGCCCGTATAGCGATAAATTAGTTGATACGTTTGACAATTTACTTACTAAACAGAATAGTCTAATAGAGAGTACCTACCAAACATTAAATTCGTTTGATAAAAAAATTATATGCTTGGGCGGATGTAGCAAATTAAATTTAAACTTAATTAAACAATATACAAATTTATCGCCTGTTATTCCTAGCATACCCGAATTGTTAATGCCTACTTTTATTCATCCTAAAATTTGGTTTTCGGACTGGATTGATCAATCTTGGCGGCATTTTGATGTTGACAGTTTAGATAATCTAGTATATAATAAAACATTACAAGATTCAATTTTTGACAATGAAGAATTATTTTGGCCCGACGGAAGACATCCAAATCGTCATGCCCACCGAAAACTTTTTGAATATTTAATTACACATGAAAATCTATCTTAACGCATTAAAATTTGTTTTAGAAAACGGCACAATAAGACCAGATCGTACATCAACTGGCACAATTGGCATATTTGGTATGCAACAACGCTATGACTTGAGCAAGGGCTTTCCGGCCGTGACTACCAAAAAACTAGCGTTCAAAGCCTGTCTCAGTGAGTTGTTGTGGTTTATTGAAGGTTCAGGTGATGAAAATCGCCTACGAGAGTTATTACATGGTAGTAGGGACTCTGAAAAGAGTACCATCTGGACTGCCAATGCTACAGCAACTTACTGGACACCCAAAGCTAAATTTGCCGGAGACCTAGGTCGTGTCTATGGTGTACAGTGGCGCGACTTTGGGGGAGTAGACCAACTACTGCAATTAGTAGAAGGCATTAAGCAAGATCCATACGGTCGTAGACATATCCTGACAGCATGGAATCCAGGCGAGTTAGATCAAATGGCCTTACCTCCATGTCATTGTTTTGCACAGTTTTACGTCAGTGCAGATAATAAGTTGTCGTGTCAAATGTATCAGCGATCATGCGATATGTTCTTAGGAGTTCCTTTTAACATAGCGTCCTACAGCCTGCTAACGCATATGGTAGCCCAAGTGTGCGGACTTGGAGTAGGCGAATTCGTTCACGTTCTTGGTGATGCCCACATATATTTGAATCATGTAGATCAGGTAAACGAACAACTGCAACGTGAACCATTACCTGCACCACAACTTTGGATTAATCCAGACGTTACTGACATAAATCACTTTACTATGAAGGACTTTGCACTCAATGGCTATGAATCACTCGCAAGCATTAAAGCACCAATGGCAGTCTAAAAAGCCCGATACTCATCGTGTCCGCTTGTATAAAGATGAAATACATTTAAATGAAGTAACTACCATGCATCCAAATCAAATATTTTGGCAAGTGGCTAACAAGTTTAAAGAAACTCCACTGGCTAAATGGGTAGATGAAAACGATATAGAAATTAAATGGGCAGAAGATGATCATTATCTGTCATGGCACAAGGTTATGATGATCTATGCTGATTTAACAGAACGACAATACGTAGATTATAGTCTACGATTTTTTGTACATCAAGCGGAGTGGAAATAATGGCATCACTTAAAGATTTAGTTAAAGCTGCATTAGAAAAGAAACAAGCAGAACAAAACATTACTCATACCGACTTAACTGTTGATACTGGCAAGGGCGCACCCAAGGGTAAAGTTACTAGTAACAAGCCTACTAAAAAATCAGCGGGCCGCGGTAGATGAAATATCTTATCACAGGTGGTGCTGGCTTTATTGGGCACAATGTTACACGTTTCTTAGAAGCACTAGGTCATGAATGTGTTGTAGTAGACACATTTACTAACTACGGTTTTATCCCTACTGCAGAGATTATATACTTGGCTGCGCACAGACGCACTCGCTACACCAGCGAAACGTATAAAATTGATATACGTGACCAAACACGATTAAACAGCTTGTTTGCTACTGAACAGCCAGATGTGATTATTCATATGGCCAGTTTCCCTAGACAAAAAGTAGTAGAACAAGATCCTGCACTAGCCAGTGAAGTTATGACTACTGGCTTGATCAACCTACTAGAATTAAGCAAAGAACATAATATTAAAAAGTTTGTCTACATAAGTTCTAGTATGGTATATGGTGACTTTACCTCAGATGTTACAGAATCGGCTCAATGTACTCCGCAGGGCCAATACGGTATAATGAAATACATGGGCGAGAAACTTGTAGAAGATTACAGTCGACGTGGATGCTTTGAGCATGTGATTATTCGTCCTAGTGCTGTATATGGTGAGTGGGATGTCGAAGACCGTGTGGTCAGTAAGTTTATGTTAGCGGCTATGCGAGGCCAAACCCTTAAGGTGCATGGTCCGGATGAGGTCTTAGACTTTACCTATGTAGAGGATACTGCTCAAGGTATTGTATTAGCCGCAACACTTGATAAGGCCAACGGTAACATCTATAATATAACACGTAGTGAGCAACGTCAATGGACACTCAAGGATGCTGCTGAACTTGCTATTAAAATTGCCGGACAAGGTCAATTAATAGTTGGGCCAAGAGATTTGAGTTTTCCTAAACGCGGTCAATTAGATATTAGCCGTGCTCAACAAGATTTGGGCTACACGCCCACAGTAGATGTAGAACAAGGGTTTTACAAATATTATAACTGGTTTATTAATTCTGAGTATTATAAAATATGATTAAATTAAGTGATTTTCATTACGAACGCGAACATAGTTTAGATAAATTATGTGCAGGCACATTAACTAGACAGGACTTCATTCTTGGAAAAGCAGTGCGCGATTTTGAAAGTAACTTTGCCGCTTATACACAAGCAGAACACGCTGTTGCTGTAGGCAATTGCACAGACGCACTACGATTAAGTTTAGATGCAGTAGGTGTTAAGCCCGGCGACAATGTTATTACTGTAGGACTTACTTGGTTAAGCTCATACGAAGTTATTGCTAACTTAGGTGCAGAGATACGCTTGGTTGATGTTGACCAATATCTAACAATGAACATGGATGATGCATTAAATGCTGTTGATAGTCGTACTAAAGCTATTATCGGAGTTGATCTGTTTGGTCAACCCTGCGATTGGGATAGAGTTAAATTTCCAGTGGCTACTATCAGTGATGCAGCGCAGGCTACAGGTGCAAAATATAATGATCGCATGGTTGGTAGTGTCACTGACTTAACCTGCTTTAGTTTCTACCCTACTAAGAATTTAGGCTGTCTTGGTGATGGCGGTGCTGTTACTACTAATAATGCAGACTATGCTGCCACTATCAAAAAGCTACGCAATCACGGACAAGAAAGTAAGTTTAATGTTAGTCATGTAGGATATAACAGTCGGTTAGATAGCATACAAGCAGAATTACTTGATAACAAGTTACCACATTTAGATAAGTGGAACATTCGTCGTAGAGAAATATCTGCGTACTATGATGAACAATTTAAAGATCTATTTGATATTATTCCGCAACGTCCTAATTCCTACAATGTACGACATCAATATATTGTGTTAAGTGATCAATCAGAAAGAATTGAAGCTGCACTCAAAGCTAACGATATTGAATCACGTAGATATTACAGCAATCTTGCATACAAGCAACCTGCATATAATGTTAATGTTTCGTTGCCTAATACAGAATATTACAGTCGAATGAATTTAGCAATACCCACACATCAGTTTCTATTAGACAGCGAAGTTGAATTAATTGCTGACATTGTTAAAAGAGAACTCAAATGAAATTAGGCATAGCAGGTGCAGGTTATTGGGGTAGCAAAATTGTTAATAGTGCTAGTAATCAGGCTATTATTGTTATCATGGATATTAAACACGGTGACAGTTGGCAAAATAAAACATTAGATGCTGTTATTATTGCTACACCCGCTGATCAACATTATGCAATGACTAAATGGTATCTCGAACAGGGTATTCATGTGCTATGCGAAAAGCCCACCTGTATGAGTGTAGTAGAACAACAGGAATTAAATGATCTAGCTAGATCACAAAATCTAGTCTATCAAGCAGGACATATTCTTTTATTCCAACCAAACATAGAATATGTGTTAAATCTAGTGTCATCTCTAACAGTACGTCATATAGAAAGTCGTCGGCTTAATTGGGGTAGACTACAGACTAATATAGATCTTGCGTGGCATCTTGCTCCGCACGATATTAGTGTAATTGACAAGTTGACTAACAGCTTACCAATGGCTATCAATGGAATTGGTTCACATCTGAATAACAGTCCACAATATGATTATGCACAATTTGGATTGACATATCCCAACAATTCTGCTACAATAACGTTAGGATGGCATTGGCCCAAGAAGGTTAGAGAATTTGTTATTACCTGCGATGACTGCCAGATATGGTTAGATGACACAGAGTTACACATTACCGAAGGTAGTTATGCCAATGGTAATCTTAGTGAAACAAAAATATCAACTGTGAACTTTAGTCCTAAACAGTCTCCGTTAGAAGCGCAGATTCAAGACTTTATGCGGTGTGTAGACACTGGCAATAGACCTCGAGCAGACATGGATCATATGTTAAGAGTAACACAAACAGTAGAGTTAATGTCAAGGAAATTAAATGTATAAACGTATTTTAGCAGTAGGCGCACACCCAGATGATATTGAATTAGGTTGCTTGGGTACGCTATTAAAATTCCGTGATCAAGGTGCAGAATTTGATATTGTAGTAGCTCGCAACGATAATGTTCCACGTCCAAGTGTATGGCGAGATAAGGATATGATGATTGCTGAATATTCAGCAAGTGAACTGGTCATTGGCACTAAGTTTACTTTCCTTAATAATCGTTTAGATGCAACAGGTCGCCCTGTACTAGAATGGGACAGTGCCACAGTAGAACAACTTGATACTTATATGCAGGGTAAAGAGTACGATTTAGTTATTACACATAGTCCAGGCGATCACCATCAAGATCATGTGAATACATTCCATATTGTTAATAGTAGCCTACGTCGTTACCAAGGTGAATTGTGGTGCATGGAAGGCGGACCATATACCAATCGTAACAAAGAATTTGTGCCTAATATATTTGTAGACATTGCTCCGTACATTGATACAAAGATTGCTGCTATTCAATGCTATGGTAGTTACTTTAGTGATACATTATTGCATAATATCAAAGGTCAGGCCGCACTACGTGGACAGATGTTAGGCAGTACCTATGCAGAATCTTTCGAAGTTCGCTATCGTTGCATTAAATGATCAAGCTATTTCAATTAGATCGTATCTGGTCTGAAATCAGACATGATGCCCTTGCTAACATGGATCTAGTTGCTAGTCAAGGATGGGCTCAAAAAGGTCCTAGCACTTTAGCGTTAGAGCAGTGGTTATGCGATTATAGTGGTCGCAAGCATGCTATCACAGTTGCTAGCTGTACAGACGCCTTACGTTGCATTTTAGAGTACCATTTCCCTGAAGAATCTCTTATAGGTGTACCTAGCTATACATTTATTGCCACAGTTAATGCCATCGAACGAGCCGGACTAGTTCCTATATTCCTTGATGTGGATGCTAACTATCATGTAAAACTAAATGACATTGGCGGATTAAATGGTATTGTAGGTGTTGACCTGTTTGGACTAGCACAAGATTATGATAAGATAGCCGACCTAGACATTCCGTTTGTTATGGATGCAGCACAAAGCATAGAAACGTTCGATGGGCAAGGTCGTAATAGTCTTGCCCAGGGCATAGCTAGTGCAGTTAGCTTTAGTCCAACAAAAACAATTCCGGCATTTGGCAGTGGCGGTGCAATACTAACAGATGATGATGAATTTGCTGTGTGGGCACGTAAGTGGCGCACACATGGTAAGAATGTCAACAGCGATGTTGCAATTACTGCCGGAGCTAATAGTATGATGAGCAGTCTAGAAGCAGCACAGGTGTTGTGTTGTGTCAATCATCATCAACAATGGCGTGATCGTAGACAAGCCATAGCAGAAGAGTTTATAATAAACATTACTAGTGATAGATTAATTGCTCCGACTACTAGAGGTCAACATACCTGGCATAAATTTATTATTCGATGCTCAGATCTAGAAGTTAGACAGCAACTAAGAGATCATTTAACAGCCCACGGTGTTGACAGTCAAGTATACTATCAACCACTAGTACATGAAGAAGAATTATATCTGTGTGATGTTGTATTACATAATAGCACATGGTTAAGTGAACGTAGTCTTGGAATACCCTGTCAACACACATTAACCGATGAAGAAATTAAAACTATCACTAACGCATTAAGGACATTCAAATGAAAATATTAATTTTAGGCGGACACGGCTTTATTGGTAGTCATACCAGCAGTAAACTTAAGGCACTAGGACACACAATTGGAGTAGTTGACTGCTATCATCAATACTATACATTTCCAGATTGGGAATATAACCCTGTATTAGCACAGCGCATTGCACTAGCCAATGCTGATCAGGTATTTAAAGGACGTATTGAAGATCAGTTGTTTATTAACAGTGTGTTCAATGATTTTAAACCAGATGTTGTTATTCATGTGGCAACATATCCTAATGCTAAGATGGTGCATCGCAATCCAGTAGATGCCGCTAACAACATGGTTAGTGCTACTGCTAACATATTATTAAATTGTACACAACATCACGTTAAACGGCTTGTATTTGCGTCTAGCAGTATGGTCTACGGTGAATTTAAAACTGCTGCGCCAGATGAAACTGCTGACTGTGATCCATTAACCCTATACGGTAGTTACAAATTGCAAGGTGAACGTATGGTTAAGATCTGGGCACAGGATCATGACTTAGAATATGTTATTATGCGTCCAAGTGCTTTGTATGGTACACGCGATATGGTAGTACGTGTTATAAGTCAAATGGCCGCTGGGTCATTACGTAATGGCGCTATCACAGTACAGGGTCCAGATAATCGATTAGATTTTAGTTTTGTAGAAGATGTTGCAGGGTATTTTACCGAAGCCGCATTGAATCCGGCAGCAGTTAATCAAATCTTTAACTGTACACGTGGTCGTGGTCGCACTATTTTAGAAGCCGCGGAACTTGTACAACAAAGATTAGGTGGTAAAATTATAATTAAACCACATGATGCATTTTATCCTAATCGCGATACACTCAATAGCGATAAGATTAAACAGATGTTAGATTATCAACCTGTATGGGATATTGAACAAGGTATTCCTGCTTACCTTGATTGGTTGTTAGAACAAAAATTTATTGATCAACTTCGGGATACAATTCCGCAAACTGTTTAGCTAGCCATTCCCATCTAAATGCTTGTTTAAGTGTTTGGTGGGAATTTTTATTGGCTGAATAAAAGGTAACACCATCATTGGCACCCTTTAATACCCATTCGGCATTAGGTCCACGGGCTGTAGTTGTCCATGTATGTAGTCTATGTTTGGTTTCTATACAATTAGTTTCTTCATATATTTGTGCAAGTTTTGCACATTCTCTAAACGCACTGCGCCAGGCTTGATACGGAGTTGCGCCTATATGTGCAATAGCACTTAGTTTAGGTATAACAGCATGTGGTGCACTCATAGTATAATCAATACCAAATTCAGTCACAGTCTTGACAAGGTTAACATTATATAATATAACTCCTGCGTAACCATACTCTAGTCCATTGGCTTCATTGTGTGCGTAGAATATATAGTGTTTAGGCAATTGAAAGTAATCGGGACTAAAATCAAATTCAAACTCAGGATGTATTTCTGTTTTAGCGAAAACAGCATAGTACCATTCAGTTTCGCTTAATTCAGCTGCCGCACGTAGAGCATTTTCCATTCCTTCTACACCATGCAGTCTTTTGGCATTTGGATATTTACTACCTAGTTTAGCCCAGTTGGCATCAGCTTCAACTTCATCGTAACTGATAAAAATAATATCCTGTTGAGGACTGTAAAATGTTGGCATTTTATCAATATATGGATAATCGTATACTTGTGTACTAATATAGTTTTTGGCCTCTCTTGGCGCCAAAACATAGCTATTATCAGGTGTAAACGAGACGATTTTCTTATCTTTTGCATACCAAATGCTAGGGTTATACACTATACCACGATCTTGTTTACAAAACCAAGTATAAGGATGTTTAAACTCGTGTTCATTGACCACTGTGATTAAGTTATCTCCTTGAAAGGTATGCACAGGCATAGGTAGTCGTGGCACACGCTGTTCTTCGCAGTAGTTAATTACATTGAACCAATCTAATAGCTCAAGTTCAACCATCTGCTGTTTAAATGATTCGACGTGTATATAGAACGTATCGCCACGAGCTTGATTGGCACTAGGGAACACGTGTATCATTTCTTTTTGCCACGGTTCGGGTTGCCAACTAAAATCAAAGCGAGCATAGTCACAAAGACTACTGATTATCCATACATGTTCTGTTGAGGCTGTTGCCATGATACGTTTAAAGGTATCAAGGTAGTTGTCAACATAACGAGTTGATTTGATATCAGTATGTTTCTTTTGTAGTTGTTCAAGTTGATCGTTAGCATTACCGTGATCTACAAAGTAAATGTCATGTAGGTCATCGGGAATATACACGGGTTGGTCTGTGACAAAATGCAAATTAGGAAACTCTTCTAGACTCCGGGCCCAACTACTACAGCGAGTAAATTCACTCCGATTAATCAAATAGGTATCGCTCCACTTTTGATGTTGTGATCCAAACACATGCATCATATGTCCTTGCCAAGGTTCGGCGTGCCAACTAAAGTCGAAGTCTGTATAAATGTTTTCACTACTGACTATCCAGAACTTACTAGTCTTACTACGTGTAACACAACGAGCAATAGTATCCATCATTGAATTAGCATAGCGTATCTTTTGTGCTTGCGGATATACATCTACCAACAGTTCGTAGCGTACAGCTGCACTAGCATTACTTTTGTCAATAAAGAATATGTCTAAGACCTGTATAGCATTGCCTGTTTTACTAGGCATCATGTCTAGGAATTTAATGTCAGTGGCACCTAGCACTGTATAAGTCAGTCCACTGCTGACCTGAAACTCTGAACTAAAATGATAGATGTAAGGAGGATGGTCAGGATCGGGCCGCCAAGTAAAATCAATGTCATCGGCATTAATTTCCTCTGGTACAGTCCATAATTCTAAATGTGGATTAAACGCTGCTGTAAAGTCGTATAGGTATTTTACTTCTGCGGCGCCCGGTACGCAGTACTGTGGACCATCTACTCGCTCACGGCCCCACTTAACTGGAAACTGATAGATGTAAGGAGGATCTAATGGATCCGGTGCCCAACGTTGATCTACACTAGCAGGGTCACAGTCACGATAATCCCAATAATCTAAGTTAGGTAGTCGATGTGTGTAAGTATCAGTGTGGAAATTGTGTACACCTTGTTCTAGGGTGTGCTTGTTAGCAAAGTAGGTACCACCATCAACTTGCCATTGATTTGGCCATGTGTGTATTTGATGTTGTTCCCAAGGCACCGATTGAAAGTTAAAATCAAATCCAGTGTAATCATTTTGTCCATCAACAAACCAAAAGAACTTGGTACAACTTAAACTAGCAGCTTCTGCTAATGTATCGGCCGGTAGTTCAAATGGAAATAGATTGGGCTTTGTGCCCTTGTAAAATACATCAAACATCTAATTTAGTTACTTCCACACCCGAGTTCTTAAGGAAAACAATTCCGCTATCATCGCGATAGTTAGTGGCGTAGTAAACTCTACGTATACCGGCTTGGTATATGAGCTTGGCACAATCAAGGCAAGGACTATGTGTAACAAACAAGTCAGCATCTAGTCCAGACTCGACACTTCTCGCCAGTTTTGCAATTGCGTTTGTTTCTGCATGTAACACCTCCGGCTTAGTTTTAATCGTGCCATCCTCTAGTTCCTGTTCGCAGTTGTTGTCCCAACCTTTGGGCATACCGTTGTAGCCAATTGAGATAATCCTGTCATCTTTAACAACAAGTGCGCCCACTTTAAGTCTACGGGCTGTGCTTAGTTCAGCGTAGATATGTGCGGCCTGCATGTGTGCTGTTTGATGTTTAGGTTTCATTTATATCCTTGGCAATAATAGCTGCCCAACGATCTGCATCTTGTTCTGTTACACGTATATCATAATGCTCGGGTGGATTGAATACTTTGTTGGTATCTTCAAATCGTCCCATTTTAATTGTGTCTACCCATACAGTATAATCAGCATCAAAAATGTCGCGTATTTCTTTAGTTGGTGCTACAAAATCACATATAACATGACCGGTACTGTCATCGGCTAATTTTCTCATACGGTCAGCCTGACGCAATCTACCCTCAGCTGAAAAGTCCCAATCATTATGCTTTTTTCTGACAGCATCGGCATTGAACCAAACACAGTCTAATAGATTTAATAAGGCATGCGCTAGAGTTGTTTTACCGGAGCCAGGTAAGCCACAAATTAATATTTTCATGATATTACTCGAACTCCGTATAACTGCTCAAAGCGGTCAGCATCTGCACGATCATTTACCATAGGCTCACCTCTAATGTTTAAACTTGTATTAAGTAACATTGGACATCCTGTCCACGTATACCATAAACATAATAGTTCACGTATACCACTGCCATCTCTAGGCACAGTCTGTACACGACTAGTACCATCTACATGTATTATAGCAGGAAATTCATCAGGGCGCAAGCACTTTGCAGTGGTCTGCATGTATCTGCTTGTGGCAAATCCGTTGGGCATTTCAAAATACTCATCAACAAACTCTTCAAGTATTATAGGAGCAAAGGGTCTAAACTTTTGTCTACGCTTAATTTGATTAACAGCATCCTTAATATCAGCACCTCGTGGGTCAGCTAACAAACTACGATTACCCAATGCTCTAGGACCAAACTCCGCACGACCGCTAGCAACGCCAACAATCTTGTTGGTCATTAGTTCGGAGACAACATCGGTGCAAGGATAAGGGCCACTAATATTATGGCCAAGAAAAGCATTATTCCAATTAAGTCGACCCCCGTGTGCCAAGGCCGCCGCTCCAAGGCTGCTACCAGCATCACCAGGATTAGGCATAATCCATATTTCATCAAAGTATTCTCCTAAATCTCTATTAGCACTACAATTAAGAGCAACACCACCCGAGTAGACTAAATTACTGTTGGGTGCTAGCTTCTTTGCCTTGTACATAATATTATGTATCAATTGTTCAGTTAATGTCTGTGCCGCACTAGCAATTTCAAAGTCATTCCAACGAGCTCGCATGTCATTATCAGGTAGACCAACATGTAGATTGTGTTTTAATGTTAGATCAAACTCGTGATCAACTAGCCATGTTGAAAGCTCATCACTTAAATGTTTTGTATTTTGTTTTGCCCACCCAGCCATGCCCATTAAGATGTATTCTTCATCTAAGGGTTTAAGTCCAACTTCTTTAGTAAACGCACTGTACATTAAGCCAATGCTGTGTGGGTATAGTTGTCGCCATACTCTAGTGTATTCGGCTCGACCATTAACATACTCGGCTTTCCAAATACTAATAGTATCCCACTCGCCGATAGCATCAATTACCACAACTGTAGCACTATCGAATGGACTAGTTTGAAAACCGGCTGCCGCGTGACTTAAATGATGATTGTATGTTTTAATTGGAATAGAACTGCTTAACCACGGAGCAGCTTTGGTTATCATGTTGCGCACACTCCAACCTTTAGTCAGCTCACTGTATTGACCTGCGTAGAGTTGGCGTGTCTTTTTAACCCAAGGTCTTTCATAGTAGGCAATTAGATCAGGTTCGCCATGATTGAATACGCAATCTTTAAGCAGTTCGCTGTTTAAGTTGGGGTCGTGTTTAATTTTGCTGTAACGTTCAGCATGCCCTGCAAAGACAATGTCATTGCCTTTGATTAATGTAATTGCTGCGTCATGAAACCCAGCCGAGATGCCTAATATATTCATAAATTTTATCCGCTACTATTGTATGCCCTGCTGCTAAGAAGTGTCCGTTTGGACCTTTTGGTGTGCCATAGGTCCAATCTGTCATATTATCTTTGAGCCACCCAATATAATATCTATCATCAACCCGATCAATCATTTGACTAATATGCGTATCATTTTTAAAATACGTAAAATTATTACCAAATGAATCTAACATTATATATTTTTTATTTTGTTGTTGTAGGAAATTTTGTACTAATCTAATGTTAATTAAGTATTGGCTATATAAGTAATTATCCGAGTGATATTTGTTTAGATACTGCATTAACTCTGTTCTATAGGCTATGTCACCTGTGAACATAACTCCGCGATGACCTGGCCATGTATCATATACCCCATGTTGATCAGCAAATTCGATACGGGCAAAATGACTCCATGCAATAATGATTAAATCATACTCTGATGCATGCTCTACTACATTCCTAACCATGCTGGTATTACCTGTGGCAGGTTTTCCTAGATTAGTTAACTCACAGGATAATTTATTTTGCAATATATGCGGCCATGCCTGTGTAATATCAGGTAGTTCGTCGCCGTAGGTAAAGCTATCGCCAACAGTTAATATACGCATTATTTGTAGATAAATGGATCACGCTTGCGTAATTCTTTTAATTTTTTACGATAGTTTATTTCTAATTTAATTCTGCGGTATAAATTCATTAACCAATTCATTATAGTTCTCCTTGATGTATTTTGCAGCATCTACATGTGCTGGCTCTAGTGGATGCGTTGTAGCAAATGGATATTTAAAATCCCTAGCCCATGTGTAAAATCCTTGATTGTTTGGGAATGTTACCCACCGATCAAAATCAATTTGATTATACAGTGTGGTTATGTTTTCGTCATTCATTAGATATGTACAGTTATTTAACAGTGCTTCGTCGACCATTGAAAATATATATGGTGTTTTCTTTAACTGTAGATATTGTTGCAACATAATAATTTCTGTTAGCGAATTATATGTTTCCCAATAGGCCGTTGACCCAACGTGTTTGTAAAAGGTTTTAGCAAAATCTGCTGTGCCTGTTTGTTTAGCTCGTAACAAATGATTGGTATGGTGTTGCAACACTGTTGTATTGTTGGCTCTAAATTCTTTTTTTATGTCTTCCACATTGTCGATAATTGACCAAGGATTTAGATTATACCAATTGCCCCAACGTTCGCCTGTATCATATTCAAATCTAAATTCGTACCTGCCAGGGAATGTCCAAGTAACAATAACTAGTCCTATATTTTGTATACGTTCACAGGCGTTCATTACTGTGCGACGAATTGCACTGTTGCTGAATCCAGGATATGCCGCACACTCGTACTGCATGCCAACGTCTCGAGCTAACAGCGCCGGAAAAGTACTTTGACTGACAATTGGATAAGCGGGCTCGGTGCCATTAGGATCCAATGGTGATACACCATCAGCTAACTCGCTACCGTAGGTAAAACTATCGCCGCCTGCTAGTAAAATCATTAAATTATCTTGCCCTTTTAAGTTCTAATATCTGTTGATCCTGATAATCAGAATCTGACCAATCATATTCATACGTAGCAGATGCCAGACTAGTTCTTAGATTGTATACATTTAGGTGAGAACCTAGCTGTGGCCATATCACGTCGTGGTCTTCTGAGCCAAACGTTCTTTGTAAATCAACCTGTCCCACTTGTGGGTGACCTATAGTTAATGATTTATCGTTAGGATCAAATCCATTGTCTATTAACCATTGAGTAAAATCTGCTAATTCTTTTTTCATCCAATCATACTGACCCGGACTAATTGCCCATTCAATATCAAAGTCACCTGCCGCTTCTGTTTGTGAACGCATTGCTGATGTAGTTAATTCATCAATCCTATGGCCTGCACCGCCTTCATCACGAAAGACTTCATAATGATGTTTGCCAATGGCTTTATTAACTCCTACAAATACGCCGCCTGCCGGACGATTTAAACTTTCAATTCCAAATAATTCAAAATCGTCTGCGTCTAATACAAAGCGTGGAGCATTTAACCAACACATCAATTGACTAGGTCGGCGCCATTGCGGAGCATGCACGGCTTTACGCATGCTTAGTACCAGAGATTCATATTCATGACATAATAAATTTAACTGGCGGATATGCCATTTTGTACTGTCATCGGCCTGGTTGTAATAGCCCGACATGTGACCGCTTACTCCCTGCAGATCTTCGAAATATCTATGTAGTTGATTTAGTTTATCGTGTACTAGTTTTCCGCCTTCGAGGAATTCGCCAATCTCCCCCGGCACTATGGTATTAGCCACTGTGAAATGATCGTTGATATGATAGCCAAGGTTGGCCTGATTAATTGCTGCAATTGATTGATTGATTTGATCAGTTATATATTCTGCATTACGTCCGGACTCGACGAATCCATGAAAACAAAAATTCTTCTCAAGGTGATAGTTATTTGCTATTAGATTGTTTAGTGCTGTTAGCCATTTGCGGCTAAGAGAGCTGTCATATACATCAATGTATACAGTTAACAGTTCATCGGTTTTATTGTTTTTTAAATCAATTTCAAGTTGATCAAGCAATGTTTTGGTACCATTCATATACAGCCGGTCTCTCTTTTAATATGTCTGCTAGTGTAAGTGTATCATTACGTATACTTTCTAGTCGTAGCACACGAGCCTTGCCCTCTGCAAGACTTACTTTGTATATATCGGGCCATTGCTCGTCAAACGTTGGTCGTGATTTTAACTGCACAAGTATATCCTGCATTGCTCCAGAAGTTTGTGGGATTAGCTCATCTAACCATGGATGTAATAACTCGCGTGGGAGTGCAAGTGGACTAAGGATAATATCAGGGCTAAAGCTAAAAACAACCTTAGCCAAGATATCTACGTTTTCTTTTTCAGCAAGCTGGGTAATGTTTGTGACTTCAAACATGCCGGGCAGTGTGAGAGTGAAGTCAATTCGCATTTGGCGTCTGTGACTTGCAATTCTAACTCCTTCACGGAAGTTTGTAAGCCATGAATTATAGTCAAGTCCTGTTCTAATATATTCTCCAATTTCTTGCGTACCATCAAGACTTGCACATATCTGCCAATCACGTAGCCTGCTAAGAATATCACTATACAGATTGGTCCCACGGTAAGTGACACGGCTGAGGTTTGTGTTGTAACGAGCATAGACATTTTTACCATCTCCTAATTCAACAATGCGTCGCATATAACGCCAATGTTGTTCATACATTAGTGGCTCTCCGCCTACCCAATATACTTCTTCTACTTGATGGTTCTCGACTGCATCTGCGAACTCACGTTCTATCTGAGTATCTTGGAACTGTTCAATTTGTTTTTTGACTTCAGGGCGCATCCAATTATTCTTTGGATTATCCCAATTGATCATGTTGTGGTGTCTTTGTTCAGTTTCCCATGCGCTAGACAACATATCACCGCACATACGACACTTGAAGTTGCATAAGTTACTAAATCGATAATCCCAACTCACCGGACGAAGTGTAGTAGTTCCGTCCGGTTGGGTATTCTCTACTATACTATCATATTTATGAGCAAACATCTGATCAAAATAACTACGGTAAACTGATGTGTTCAATAACTTGTCATTACACACTTCACACTCGGGCAATATTTCACCTGCCATCATACGGCGACGCACTGACTTCATGTGGTCACTGTTCCAGTGTTCTTCTAATGTAATAGGAATGTACTTGCCTGTACCGGCACTAGTATCAATATACTGCTCAAAGTTCTGCGCTGGCTCGCGTGAGGCACAGCACATCCTGCGTTCAGTTTGTGGTGAAAGGTATGTGTGTACCCAAGGTGCCAAACAAAGCGTTTGCGGTTTATCCATTCAAATCCCAGTCTGGAAATATTTCTGCAAATTTCAGTTTTGATGTTATGTCTTCTAGTTTAATTTTGTCAGCTAACTTAGACAGCAACGATTGATCATATTCTGTAGAATTAATAATATTAATCATTTGTTGTTTTAAGGGATGATCAGTTGCCTGACTAATCCAAGTAGTTCGTTGTTCGTTGTTTAACACAGCAAGTGATAAACAAGGAATATTTCCAACATGAGTTAAAATTATTGTAGGTTTTTTGTCCAATAGATGAGCTGGCAAATTAGAAAACCACGTGATAAATTCATTAAAACCCCATATACTAATTGCCGTAACAACATAATTTATTACAATATTGTTTGATACGGTCATCCACTGTTCGGCTATATGTTTTACATTATTCCATTTAATGGGTCTTCTTTGATATTCAAAGTACGATCCGCCACCATCAATGCTTAGGGTAATTGACACTATATCAAATAATTTTAATTTATCTAATAACAATGGATCTAACTTACTTGCATTGGTAACTAGACTAATAGAAATATTTTTTGATATTCCTTTATTAATATAATAGTCTAAAATTTTGTAAGTAGACGGATGTATAGTTGGCTCGCCACCTATCAGAGTAAGTGTCTTAATATTTAGATACGGCAATTCGTCAATATTTTCGTTGGCACGCCGAATAGTATGAATTGTGTGTTGCTTAGTGTCATGCTTTCTCAACCAATTATTTCGCTTACTACTAGCCCAGCCACTGCATATAATACATTCAGCATTACAATAATTACCTATATTAATTGATACTTGAGTTACCTCATCTACCGATGTTACATCCTCGCTGAATGACGATTTGTTGCCTATGGCTGCAATAAAATCAGATCTCGCGCTGTGCAATTGATTTTTTTCATTGTTCCAGCAACGATTACAACAAGGACTTTGTTGATCATTTAAAAATGCCTGTTTAAGTTTTGATATGTCTGCTTCGCTTCTAATCCGTTGTGAGTCACAGCAAGGAGAAACTTCCTCAAGCGGATTAATATATCGATTTGTCCATGGTGCTGGACAAAAATTATTAGTTGACATCATTATATCCCATGGCTAGTGCAATTTCTCTATGCGTGGTTAACATACTCTGCTCACGATAAGCATCTGTCTGTTGCATCTTACGTAGGAATTCTATACCATCACTGCCTTGGCCATTTTCAATAAACTGAATTATCTTATCAATTTCAACACGATGCTTAACAGCAAATGGATAAGCAGTTAATCGATCTATAACTAATCGTTGAGCAGCAGGTGTCATTCGATTAATACACATAACATTTGGATCATGTAACATATTAAAATACACATAATCAAATGTTTGAGTATCAGCCCATTGACAAAATTCAGGCAAGTAATAAACATTCTGTATATTAACAGTAATGCATACTTGAGTATCTAATTTATCACTGCGCAGACTATTAAATTTAATAATATTATCCTGCACTTCTTGCCAATCAGCGCCGTAACGTTCGTATTCAAATCGTGCTTCGGTATTATCTACACTAACTGCGATCTCAACATCCTTAAACTTACTCCACATCTCAACAACATCGTCGCCCGGATATACTGTTCCGTTAGTATTATAGTGAATATCAATACGATCACTGTAGCCTTGCTCAACTGCATATCGTAGCAATTCAAAATGCTGTTCAATTAAAAACGGCTCACCACCAGTAAACTCAAAATATTTAATATTAGGCAACAATTCTTTAAGATTCGTCCAAAAGTCTGGGCTGTTTCTTGGCCAACTTCCTTCTTGTAAAAACATCCATGCACCGTGTTCTTTTCGATCGAAGTCCGGATCAGCATTGGCTAGATAGTCAATTTCTTCTTTGGCCCATTTGCTACTTGACCAACTGCCGCATATACGACATTTAAGATTGCAGATGTTACCTAGTTTAAGATCAATGAACCACAGTTGGTCGGGTGTATCATTACGCCAGTCTACCAAAGGATAAAATTCTTTTAATCTAATTCTACTATTGATACGCTTACTTTGTCTACCAGCATCTTCTTCATCCCAGCAACGTTGACAGGTTGCAGGTTTTTCACCTTTACGAAATTGTTGTCGCAGATCCTGCATGTATTCGCTATTGTAAATTTCTACAATAGTACTTTCAGTTAGTTTATATGGTGTGCCATCACTCTTAGTAATTTCGTCTTTGGCCAAACAACACGGACGAGCTGTACCTACCGGACTTGCTTCTATACTAACCCAAGGTAACATACAGATATTTTCGTGTGTGGTATTGATACCCACAGCAGCACGTAACTCGCTGTATTCTGGGAATACTGCTTCAAACTCTTCTTTACGATAGTCATCAAGTTGATCTGCTACCTTAAAGAATTCACCTAGTAAGTGGCTTTTATCATCCTGATACATAAATGTTATGATAGCCTTGTATCCACTGACTGCACGATCAAGTTTATCTAACGGTTCTAGCCAAGCTATGTGTTCTTCGACTTTTTGTCGTATGCGATCTTTATACATAATAGGCAATGCATCCAGACGATTTCTTTCAGGACTTTGTAGGATATTAATGTTCCAATCCATTGGTCTGATTAAGCCAAGCTCAACCCACTCACGATGAAAATCCATTACGTGCCATGCATTAAAGATACTTACAGTACTACTGATATAAAAGTCTACTTTAGGGCAAATTTCTATCATCTTCCGACGATTATCAACAATTTCATCCCACACTGTGCCCTTACGTATATACTCGCCGCGAGCATAACTATCGTCTAAACTTGCGCCCACACTTACTACATCAAATAATTTCCAATACTCAAATACCATCTTATCTTTAAGACGTATGTGGCTAAAGTTTGTATTGTAGATCAGTCTAACATGAAACATTTTTCGCTTGACTAGTTCTTCTAAGATGCGATAATGTTCTTCCATAATCAACGGTTCGCCACCAGCAAAGTAAATCTGCTCTAGGTAAGGAATATGCTCCTGCATTTGTTCCCACATGTCTTCTTTATCACGTCCAGCAAACATAAATTGCGGATGATTGCGTTTGCCAAATATCTCAGTTTCTTCTTTATACCAACTGCTGCTAAACCAACTACCACAGGTGCGGCAACTGAAGTTACATAGATTAGTAAAACGTATATCGTAGTAGCGTAATTTAAAATCTTCAAACGTACCGTCTTCTAAAGTTTGATCTACCAGCGCAATATGCTGTCCAAAATTCTTGTTAGCACTGTTACGCATACTAAAGAAGCCATTTTCTTCTTGTTCGTAACAACGTGCGCACTCTTTACTAGGCTTATCTTCGATCATATTAACACGCATTTGTCGATATGGTACACTGTTCCATATTTCTTTCATGGTATTTTCTCTTAGATTACCAATAGGCAAATGCATTTCGCCTAGACAGCAAGGATATGCTCGACCATCAGGAATTCCATGCATATGAATCCACGGAATCATACAAAAATTATCACTGTCAATTAGTTTATATTTTTGCGGATCTGATAATGATTCTAACGGTATGTATTCAGGTTTTCGTGCATTGTAATTTTTATCGCTCATAGTGTTTCGTACCAGTCCGCTAATTGTGTAAATGTGTATTTAAAGTCTAGACCACGACGCTGGTCGTATTGCTGATAAAAGTTTTTAAAGTCACGTTGTAATACTTCACGTGATAGTGCTCCACTATGTGGACTGTTCACAGTCTGTAAGTACTCAATCAATCTAGCCAATTGATTATATTCAGATTCGTGTAGTTCACTGTGTGCTGCTTCGCCAAATTGTTGTAGGTCTTCGGCCATTTGTTCACGTATCTCAATAGGCAAGATCAACGGACTTTGGAAACTAGGGAATCGTAAGATGTTTAGACTAAAGTTAATTGCATCCTTGCCATAAGTGCCTTTAAGTTTTACTATCATCCATAACAAATCAGTAAGGCTTAGTAAGCATAGAGCATTGATGGTACACATAACATGTAGGCCTCGCAATTTCTTGCTATCCAATAGATACTGTACATTGCTAACCCATTGATCCCAATCCAAGCCATCACGTATATACATTGCATGACGGCCCCACGATTCATTGCTAGTGTACAAATCCAATTCGATACCTTGTGTAGCATCTAATAACCTCTCTAATTTATCTTTCTCAAATCCTAAATTACTATTGATGGCAAGACGTGTAGTACTTTGTCCTTTATTCTTTTGAAACCATTCTATTAGACGCCAGGTGTATCCTGACATTAAAGGTTCGCCACCTGTGATGCGCAGTTCTTTTAACGTCTTGTGTAGGTCTGTTTCCCACCATTTGAAGAACGCTTCGACATAAGGATTAACTTCATCGAGCTTAAACAATTGATTGCTATCATGAGTATGAGTAAAGTGGTTACGTCCATCCGACACCAAATCGGTGTAGGCACCGTTATTCCGAATGTCTTTAACCCAAGTAGTGCTAAATGCAGGGTTACAGTAGCTACAAGCAAACTGACAAGTGCGGTCAAAGGCGATTTCCAAAGTCCGGAGGTTAACATCTTGATCCGAAGGTAAATTGTATGCATAGTTTAAATCCTCATCGTTATAAATTACAGTTTTGTACACCCGATCACTAATAGGAGTTGGTACATCAACCCCATCATACTTAGGATCTTTATACATGTCTTCAATCTTCCAGCAGTATTCGCATCCGCTAGGACGATCACCTACCTGCATCTGTTTACGCTCTAATTTCTTTTGCGGAGTGTTATGGATAGCACTAGGATTAGTTTTAATTGCTTCTAGGTCAATAGCATGCGGCAATGGGTGATGACAGCTAGTAGTCTGTCCCGACCCTAACCATATAGTAGCGTTATACCATTTAGCCGCGCAGAATGATTCTGACTTAATGTCAATTACTCTACGCTTATATTCTAAATCTGTTTCGTTAGCTATTTTCGGCATGGTATTTGCACTCCTGCCAAAACTCTTTCATTTGTGGGAACGTTTCCAAAAATATTAATCCCCTGCGTTTGTCGTATTCATTGAAGAACTTATAAAAGTCTGCTCTTTGTATTGTAACATAGTCTGCGGCAAGTTCGCAACCTTGTTTCATCCATTCAACATTACGTTCCATACGTTGTATTTCATAATCTTTAAAGCCTTCGAAGTTATCAGCTGTTTCGTCTGCTTGATTTGCTCGCATAAAGGTAACAACATCTTCCAATATGTGGACATAGCTTGCTGGTAGTATTTGTAAACTTTGATATGTTGGACTGCGTAACAAGGGTGTATCAAACCATACACGTTGATAGGTTGAACTGTATTTTTTACGCATCTCTAATATTGATTCAAGTAATTGCTTTAGTCCCAGTATGTTTAAATTATTCATTGTGATAATAAACGTTAGACTATTGCGATAAGGAATGTCAGTTAGAAATTGATGCGCATAAGACATGCATCTAAAATAATGTAGTCCGTCGCGAATATATTCTGCATGCTCGCTGTTACCTGTGTCTAGGCTAACATACTGCATAAAGTGTTCAATGCGTTCACCTTCACATAGTTGCTTAACTTTATCTATGTATTTCTTAAACAGGTTACTATCTACACTAAAGTTACTAGTTACATCAACATGTAAATCACTCTTAGGCAGGGCAAGTATGTAGTCAAACACACGATGTGTATTCTTATCCATTAACGGCTCGCCACCAGTCATACGGAAGTGTTTTAAACTGCCGTATAAGTCCGGCCACCAACGCCAAAATGCTTCTACATAGGGATTTTCCGCACGTACAGGAATTGGCTTACGTCTGCCTTCAAAGTGTTCAGGCGCATTGTGCGGTACACTAGTTGGATAAGCACCCCAACGATCAATGTCTTTGCCCCATTCTGTTGAGTACTGTGGACTGCAATAGCTACAGGCTAGATTACAGCCGTGACTAAAGTTTACTTCTACGTAACTTGGTACAACGTCTTGGTCCCACGGTGCATTTACTATAGTTTCGTAGTGTTCAGCTGCCCATGGCTCACCACTACGATAGTGTCTATCGCTTAATTGTTTGTTATCTTCTGCTGACCAACAATAACTACATTCACTAGGACGTTGCTGTTCTAACATCAGCTTACGCTGTTGTTTTTTATGTGCTGTGTTATGTAGTGCGCCAGGATTGAACAGCAACGGCGCACTATCAATTTCGTGCAATGGTGGATGATAGCAACTGTTGGTTAGCCCAGTTGGCAAGTGTAGACTTACCTGTTGCCATTTAGCCAAGCAGAGTGCAGGACCTAATTTGTCCTTCATTTCTTCTGCTGTTGACATAAAGTCGCTTTTAGTTTTCATAATGCGGAATGATTCTTGTAACCTGTTTGTTATATTGTTGAGCTATTAATAACTGACGATTATATTCTATAGTGTGTTGCATTTTAATATTTAACTCTACCAACTCTGCTGTTGATAATTTTGCTAAACGATCAATTAATTCTAAGATAGCAAGGTATCGTGCTTTACCATCTGCGTTATCATATAGCTCGGGCCAATATTCATCAAACGTTTTAAATCCTATTTGTTTTAAATAGCCAAGATAAAATTTAGATGCCATAACAATAAAAGGTTTTCTACATAATATTGCACGTGCAATCTTTTCAGTAGGATAAAATGTATTACCTAAAGTCGTAGCTTCAACTACAATATCTACAAAAATATTTTTGTATAGATTATTAAGATCACTATTGTAATCATAACTACCAGTGGTGTACTCGTATGCAGGTATAGGTTGAAAATATTGTTCTTTATTTTGTACTAACTGATCTAATTTAGCTGCGCCAGTTGTATCCCAGGCAAATAGTTTTTGTATATCAACTAACTTGCGTGTGTCTTCACTGTCTGTGTTAAATCTTAATTGTAATAAACTTTTGTCATTATAATGTTGCGCTAAATGGCCTGCAATGCCAACCCGAGGTGCACTAGGTCTTCCGTAAAAACATCCAAATATTTTTGTTTGATTCCACGTATAGTCATTCGATGTTTTAAATTTTCTAGATTGTTTTAACCAATATGCCCAATTAATAACAATTCTATATCTATCGTGGCATTCAACAGCATTGGCAGTTACAATAGTAACTGAAGTAAATGTAAATAAATCGAGTATTGCATACACTCCACAAAATTGCAAGCAATGTGATTCTTGATTTACAATTAACTTAATATCTGTATGTTCGTGATCACGGCAGAATTTAATAAATGGAGTAATATTGTGCAGCTGATCATTTTCTAATTGTAGTGTATACGTATTCATTGCAGTTGCTCTAATAGATAATCGGCCCATACTCGATGACCTTCAGCAAGTGGATGATTAATTCCTCTAAAATAACAGGAGTCTGATACTAATTGTTTTCGTGTCATTGCCAAATCGGTTAGGCTACACATCCATTGCAATAATAAGGTTCGATCTATATCTGGTTTAAATCCAGTAATGATTCCGGGCAGTTTTTCCAATACCCAATGCGACATAATATAACATTGACCGAGATATTCCTGATTAATTATTTGTTCGCTGTATACTTGTAACCAACTTTTAGGTAAGATTGTTATAGCTGGATTCATGCCAATAGGATCAACAAAGTTAGTACCCACTATTACTTTAACGTGTTGATATTTTGCAGCTAATTCAACTATTGAATCCTGTTGTAGTCCATTATGATATTTTATAATAGAATCAAACTTATCAACTGAATCAAATGTTTGGTTACTGAACCACGTGACATAATCGTTGTGTTTGTCAAACGGTCCATCAAATGTTCGACATGCTTCAGTAAATGTGCATATGATTATAATATTAGTATAATCTAATTGCGGAATAAGTGTGTCTAATTCTGTTATTTTATTAATTATATATAAATTACAAGTACCACTCTGCCCTAGGCTTAAGAAGTCAGCACCTAATTTAGTTGCAACGATGTTTCCATACATCTTGTCTAATCTTTCCTGAGACATTGCATAATCATCTAGGCAAATATCGGCACCAAATGTCCAGCTATCACCGATGGTAACCACTAATGTATTTGAATTTCGATCAATGAAATTATATGGATAAACAGGATAAGTTCGCCAAACTTCTGGGATATAAGAAAAATAATTATTTAAATTATCATTGCTTAACTTCATTCACGCACCATTGGCCCACGGTTTTTAAACACACTTTTGTAGTGATGTTTAAAGAATCTACTTTGGTCTGCTGTAAAATGCGGAGCAGGTAGGCCTAATTTTACGCTTAATGTATGTGACATTTCACTGCATTCTTCTACTAGGTTTAAGACTTTGTTTTGATCCCATATACGATTTAGCGCATCAAAGTCCTGCACTTCTCTATAATCCCAACCTGTAACCATTGTCATGTATGTGCCTAGTTTAGCACCGTACATGGCCCAGTCACCATTCTCTACATCCATGCCTACATTGTGCCATATGCTTAAATGATCATAGTTGCGATTGTGTACTCGTCGTTCAAACTCTTGCAGGCTTGGTTTAGTACCGCGGTCTAAACACATCTTAACACCTTCTCTAAAGCCGGCTCGCCATGCTTGGTATGGGCTTTGATTTGGATATGTTGTACTGTAGCAATCATTCATTGCCCAATAGCGCGAGTCAAAGCAAAACTCAACTGCGGTATCATCTGCGCCATCGCTGGCTTCGTGTGTGCGCATATTGTTAATAAAGTCCTTGGTCCAGCAACTCATACCGCCATTGCCATACATAAGTCCGTTGATGTGATTACGTGCTTTCCAACGAAACACTACATCTCGATTAGTGTCATCTAGTGTAAGCTGTAGGTTAAAGAACTCTGGGTCAGGTAAGTTATCACCATCTATTAACACAAAGCGTTCAGTGTCACTTGCGGCGGCCGCAGCTTTGTGTGCTGTGTCACTGCCTTTTACTCCATCTACTCGTTTAGCCCAGGGCACCATGTTTTGAATCTTGATCCAAAACTCTTCTTTTTTAGGTTCATCGTAACTTAGGTAGATGCAGTCTAAATCTGCTATATCAACGATTTGTGTCATAGTATTCTATATCCTGATAGGTGTCAGTTGATTCTATTATTAATCCTGCATGGTTCTTTACTGTAGCGTAGCCTATGGTGCTACTAGTTAATTGTACACGATAACCCGGGTTGAGGTCAATCTTTTTCAGCCGACCTTCATTGATCGTATAGCGGAAATAATTATCATATTCATCTTGACTAACAACAACATACTGCGTATCCGCTGGATGATTTTGCATGGTACACATTGTAATGATTCCAAGTTCATCATAGTGTAATCTATATTCTTTAACTTCTTCTACAATGGGTTTGATCATTGCCAGTGCTTTTTCAAATTCACTTAAAGAGTTCATGTTCATACTCCTTGACTAATTCATCTGTTACCCAAGACTTTTCATGATAGTGAATAGGATGATATTGATTGGTGTTAGCAATACGTATCATTGGCAAGTCTGTTTCGCATACAACTAACTCAGGCCAGGGTGTACTAGTCCATGCGTTAATTGCTGGCTTCATGTGTACAAAATTAATAAAATCTAAGCTGGGTAGTGTGCAATCTTCTACACCAAGTAACTTTGCAGCCAGAGCATAAACAACATCGGTAGTAGGATTATCATCACGACAGTTGAGTAATACATTGTCACGTAAATAGGCCCAATTTTTAAATATTTGTTCTGCTAACATAAAGAATTCAGTAGCTTCACGTGTGTATCTAAAATACATTAATCCATTGTAAGTGTCAGGCAATTCGTTATCGTCAAATAACTTTCTGTACTCACGCGATGCGCTTAACTCTTGCTGATAATCTCTACAGCCTGTGCTTAGTACAACATTCTTTAATCTAAAAGCAGTCCACCAATGTGCAATACTTCTAGTGAATACAATGTCGCTTTCAAGTTTAATTGTTTCTTTGAATGGTGTGAGATAAAATGCCTGCCATTCATTGCTTAACTTCCAAGTTTCATCTTGAGCTAGGTCATTGTCAATAGTAACAACATAATCAAACACTCGGTGGTGTTGTTCTGTAACTTGCTCTAGTGTATGTTTATCAACTGCTACTGCGTATAAACTATCGGGCATGGTCAGTTTAATACTCATTGCTTGTACGTAAGCAAGCTGTAAGTAATCAACCTCTGTGGTATTCTGCGCAATGGTCATAAAGCCCTGCTGTGCTTGATGTGGTGTTATGCGCATACTGTATCCACTAGCCGATCGAAGTCTGTACTTAATAAGTAATCTTTATCCATTACGTGTATGTTTTGCTTGGCAATGACATGTGCAGAATTTTCTTCGCGTATAATCATCTTTTCGCCTGTTATTTCGATGTTTTTAATTAGTTTATCCAAGGTTAACATGGTAAAAGGTATACTTTGTGTGGTGTTAGTAGTGTACCCATTAATAATGTTGTTGGCAATAGCAAACGCATAATCATTGCGGAAATTGCGTTCTCTTAAGTGATATAGTTTTTGATAGTAAGCATAGTTACGTTCAATTCGACCTACTAGATCAAATAACATTTGTGTTTTATCTGTACGCTTAAATGTTACAGCAGTGGCCCACACATAATCTAAACTTAACTGACCCATGTTGCCCGACATTGACTGTTGAGGGCTTTGATTGTTATGCATTAACTTATAATCGACAGTGGTTTCGAGTATGGTTAATAAACTTGTATCTAACTGTAGATAGTCACTGTCGAGTAAGATAGTTTCATCATAGGGGCTAAGTTCATATGCACGATATCTACCACCATTCTTCCATTCTGTGCCGCCAGCATAGCCAGTGCGATAGTTACTTAAACTAGGTACGCCTGTATCTGTGATAATGGTAGTGGGTAAGTTTAACGTATGTTTAATTAGTCGTGCGGCCTGCTCAGCGATTCGAACATAATCAACTGTGGCAGTGTTAACAGCAAATAGTACAACACCTTTAGACTTTGCGGGCACGTTTAATTTCGTCATATTGAATATGCCATGCGTTCATTACTCGTTGATAGTGTTGCCGACACAATTCTAAAAATGCTAGTCGTTGTATTTCTATAGGATTTTCGTAGGTATCTTCAAGATATAGTGTATCAGCAGTCCAAGTTGATAGGAATGCTATAAGTTCCGGTGTTACTTTAAAGAGTCCATTGTTATACGGTACATGCAAATCCGTTTGTATTTTTTCTTTAAGTATGCGTTTGTTGGTTTGATAATCCGTTGCTTGTTTAATTTGAGCAACTAGTTGAGTAATTTCTGTTGTCATAATAGTAATTAGCCATAAAAATAGGTAAGTCAAAATAACTTACCTATAGTATAAGACATTTAGATTAGTTTGTCAACTATGAAATAGTCGGTGTGCCCCAAGCATTTGTTAAGTATGTTGATTCTGGGAATACAATATCGACTGCCATTCTGTAGGTTAAACTTAATGTATCATCCCAAGTTTTGTCAGCAACAGTGAACACAGTGCGGAAAACTACATTTAATCCGTTTGAGCCGTTAGTAGTATCACTACTGCTTGTATACACTTGTAAATACCCAGTGCTTGCTGTGTAACTTGCTGTAGTATCAGTTACTTGCACTATAGTAGCCGGTGTGTTAAGTACGTTAGTTCTATAACCAAGTGCTGTATTGTTGGTATTTAAGGTAATGCCAGAGCCAGTTCTGCCGGTATTTGATGTATTTTTAAACCCAACTCCGCCTAAGCCAGTTACTAATCTAGCAAAACTGTTTTCTGCTCCACTATCAGCTGAGTTAACTGTACTTAATCTTAAATTTAATTGTCCACCTGCATTAAAGAAGTAACGTGCCTGATTAGCACTAGCAAATGTTACTGTACGGTCTACAGTATAACTACTTAAACCAGTTGTACTAGATACTGTTACATCAAAGTTAGCACCAGTAGTTGTAGCACCTTGGGCATTATATAGTGCCGCATTTGTATTGATTGTTGTTACTGCTGTATTGACATTAGCAAAATATGTAATAGTTTGCCCAGCTGTATAATTACCGCTTAATAATGCGCCGGCTCCGCTTTGATGGCCTAATGCACCATTGAGCAATGTTAATAGTCCACTCCATTGTGTTGCTGTTACAGTTGCGGCACCTGCTACTGTATTAATAGCAGTAATAGTTTGGCCGTATCCTACTGCACCTGATCCGACTCCCATAACATAAGCAATGTTTTTAGTAACTGCTGTATATGTTCCTTGAGTTCCGCCCCAGGCTAAGTTGTTATAGTCTGTTGCCGAAATTACTCCACCTGATGCGTATGCCATTCTTAATTCCTTAACTGTTTAATTTGACTATTGCTTCAACAGTGCCTTCGCATGTTGTTGTTTTATCTTCTAATGCGCGACCAATAACATTAAATGCTGTCATTTCGTCGCGTTTTGCAGCACGGGCCATACCTTGGCCTGCACTTACTAATCTATCGCCTTTGTTTACTAGGCCAATTACACGAACTGGCACACGACCATTAACTGCCACTGGTGGATGGGTAACATTATCACCGGCACTACCATTCATTAGAAAGCCTGCATTAGTACTTATCACACCAAATACTGCTTCGCTTAGTTCGTGGATGGCCGCAGTAATTTCTTTAACTCCGCCAAGTTCAACCACTGTTCCTGGCAACAATGGAGCATCTGTTTCAAATCTTTCTGCTAAGTCAGCGTATTGTGATTGAATTGATGTTCCGCGGAAACTTGTAGCCCATACGTTAGCAAATTTAGTAGTACTTGATCCAATGTCAATGGTATTATTAGCATTAGGTAATATTTTATTTGACACAATGGTAATACCCTGATTAAGTGTATAGCCCGACACACTTAAATTAGCAGCAATACTAGCAGTACTTTGTGCAATTAAACTGCCAGGTAATGTCACCGCAGCAGTTGCACCGTTAATACCGATAGCTTTGGTATTTTTAACAAATAAATTCAAATCACCGTTATCTGTTACATTAGTTAAACTAACACTACCAGATAGTGTCCTAACTTGTAGATCACTACCTACATTTAAGCCTGCAGATGCTGTTAATAATCCAGTGGCTGTGGCAGCGATATCACTGCGTAAATATGACGAGACTCCATTGAGTGTAGAAGCATTACTAGCATTGCCTGTAAATTGTACTCCAGCAATTGATCCTGAACTAATTAAATTTATACCAGGTTTAATTGTAGTGAACCCAGTAATCGATGTTTGCGGAGTAAACTCACTGTCTTTACTCAATACAGCAATTACATCGTTTGATATATATATTTTAACAACAACATGACTAATTAAACTACTATCTAAAATAGTTTCAACTAGTGCACCTGATGTACCCGATATGGATGTATATGCCGGGCCAATTGCTATCCACTCTACACCGCTCCATACTTTAAGTTGTGAACTTATGGTATCCCACCATAAGTCACCAATATAATTGTTTACAGGTGCCGAGGAACTACTTGTCCCGGATGTCAATGATTTCCATACTGCATTTCTACGTAATTTAATTAATTTGTTAGTAGAATCATACCACAACTGTCCTTCTAATAGGCCACCAGTCGGCTCAGATGCGTTAGCAAAATTTTCAAGTAACTTTACGTAATTTTCATTAAGGAATAACCCGTAGCCTGCGTAATTTTTACCGACTAAGGTTAAACTAGTAACAGTGTTGTTAACTGTACCATCAGTAATACGTGCAAGTGTTACTCCGGCTGTTGTGGTTATACTATATGACATTTTTTTTACCTATTATGTATTATTTATCTGTGTTAAGGAGTGTACTGAAACCAAAAATCGCCATCATTTGATCCACTGTCATTAGCACCAGCAAGAGGAGCATCAGTGCTGACAAATTTAGCACTGCCATCCCACCAAGTACCAGCAGTTCTCACATATTGCGTTGTTGCTACAGCAGCATTACCTGTACTAACGTATGTTTGCGATTGCGTTGCCGCTGTTGCGCCGGCCGTCAAATTTACGCCGCTAGCACTAGCAGTCATTACAGTTGTGCCATCTATAGCTAAATTAGCACTGCCTGTGACGCTATCAATAATTTCTAGATAACTGTTACCTTGATATATTTTGTTTTTTAAGAAGCCCGAATTATTAACTACAAATTCAGTAGTAGCAATTGCAGTATTAGCAGTATTAACTGGCATAGTTATTGCAGTTGAAATTCCCGTTAAGGTTGCATCAACAAAACTATCATCCACGTAATTTTTTGTAGCAATTCCCATTGAGGTAGATGGGTCAGTGGCTACTTCTATTGTGCCCGCAGCAGCATCAACATGTAAATATACTGTGCTATTTGTAACTAGGCTAATATTACCGTCGGTAGTATTATTTGTTATCAATGCATCAGCACCCGATACTGACAAAGTTAAATCTAAGCTGGCACCCAGGGTAATACCACTGTCATTTACAATACGTAAATTACCTGTAGCACCATTATCGATATCTGTACGTAAATAGTTACTAGCAACAACACCGCCTAAGAAACTAGCATTATTAGCAGTGCCCCATAGTGTTTGGCTACTACGTAAATTGTGTCCAGTTTTAATAGTAGTAAATCCAGTAATTGCAGTTTGCGGAGTAAATTCACTATCCTGATTGATAATTGCAGTGCGTGTGCCGTCTATGTATAATGATACGACATTATGAGTTACACTACCAGTATCAATAATTTGTTCCCATAGTGCACCACTCTTACCGTTTACCTTACTCCACACTGGTCCAACTAGTTTCCAACCAGTAGTAACATACGGGGTAGTACCATCATATACATACAGTTGTTCAGCATAGGTATCCCACCAGATATCACCCGATACTACGGTTGTTGGTGCACCAACAGTATTACTATTTTGTGCGGTTGCGCTACTAATAATTTTAAAATACGTACCAGTGTATACTTTTAACAGGTTAGCTGATGTGTCCCACCATAATTGTCCCGGAAGCGGATCATTTGGCTCAATATCATAAGCAAAATTTTCAAGTAACGCTACTAAATTATCAGTCATTATCTGACCGTAGTTACTGTAGTTGCGTCCAACTAATGTTAAACTAGTCTGCGCAGTATCTACAGTACCATCTAGGATAGTACCAAGTGTTTGTCCGTTTGTTTTTCTTATTATATACGCCATCGTATTTTCCTAGTTATGCTGTAGTACTTAAATTAGTCAGTGTTTGTATGCGCACTGTGTAATCAATTTGAATCAATCTGTTTAGTGATTTTTGCACTGGACTAAAAATCACGTGTGTTAATAATTTACCAAGGCCTTCACCAGATGTAGTAAATCCTTTTAAGCCTAGTTCGTCAAATACAAATTGACCATTCAAGTCTTGACTATTATCAAACACCGCTTGGCCACTAGGCTCGCCGTAGTCTAATAAACAGCTAACAATAATGTCACTGTAGATTTGGCCCGGCGTATGAGTGATTACCATTTTGTTTCTTAAAGGATCGCCGTTGGCAGCATTAGTGTCATCGACGATTTTGTAATATTGCGGACTGTATAAGTCAGCGTTTTGTACGTTGGTATTAGTTGGCAAGTATGTAATAACGCCAGTAGGGTCAACTGTAGTACCACCGTTGCCAAAATGCATTTCAGTGATAAATTGTGTGCCTTTATTACTCAAACTATTTGCAATCGCTTCACTCATGTTTTCATAATGAATAGCATTGCGTTTGTTTACAAACACTTCGTTAGTCTCAGGATCAAATATCTTAATATGACCTTGAAGATGTATACCACCACGCTCATCAGGTTGTTTAGCTGGTGCAGCAGTTGGTTGTGTGTTAATTGTTGAATCTTGCATTTTTTTGTCCATATACTTATTTATTTCATTATCATTCATAGTATTATACTGGGTTCTCGATATTCCAAATACGTTCCGCTAGCTGATTTATAGCAGCTGTAAACGTAAATACATTGCTTGTCCAATGGGTTACATTACCCATTGTATATAATGTATCTCCGGTGATTAACAAGTTACCACTAACCGTTAAATTAACAGCATTTAATGTATCTATAGTACCGCTAGGAGAATATACACTATCACTAAACATACCGATGTTAGAAGTAATAGCAATACCGCTGGACACTGGAGATAGGTTTGACTGGCCAACTGGGCCAATAGCGTAATTAATTCTGTCTCCAGTTGCTGTTCTTGGGTTAGTTAGTTTAGCGTAAAAAGCCAGATCTTGTAGTATAAGTTCGCTTGTACCATTGATGTCTGCAAAGTTTGTAGTGTCATAAACATTTCCGTTATTGCTAATATAAACATACCTTCCTAATATATCGGCAGCTGTAGTGCCAGTAACAGTAAAACCAATGACATCAATTGATATAAATTCATCATCGGAAGCAGGAGCATTATAAATCTTAGATACATTAAGTTCAATATTCACAGTACCATTGTAAATTAAACCTGTATATGTTACGTTATCTGTAAATGATGTTGCGTTCGCTCCGCCAAATGGTTTTACATCTTCGCCTAAAATATCTACAAATTCTATTTCTTCGGCACTGTCGTATGATATACTAATACCATCGTCTGTGTATAGATCAATTTGATCATATGGATATACTCCGCCATTATCAATGGTTACATTAGATATGTAGCCGGCGCCATTTGACTCTACATTATACACAGGAGCAGCTACACCTTGATAGCCCTGCTCGTATAACGTAGGTTCGGATAGCCACGGTCCTGAGCCAATGAATCCAGATATATCCCAGAACTCAGTAACTTCATAGGCTCCGCCGGTGGTTGTTATGTTACCCGACATCACGATTCCTGCTGGAGTTGCTGAAATAGTTTGTCCACCTAAGTTAATTGTATTTCCACTAACCCACAACTCTTTCCATTGTGCAGTTTCACTACCTAAACTATATGTTACGTTAGCACTAGGGATAATATTTCCAAATGTTGCTGTCCCGTTTGTAATATTGTTAATCGATGTTAGCTGTGTCTCAGCATTTGCTTCCCAGGCTGTTGTAACTGCATCAACATAACCCGTCATTGCTGTGTTGGATGAGGTAACATTTGATTGAACATTAGAAATTAACGATGTTAATGTTACACTTAGATTGGCATCGCTACCAAGTGCATTAGCAATTTCGTTTAGTGTATCTAATGTTCCAGGGGCACCATTTATCAAACTAGTAATTTGTCCGTCAACATAGCCTTTAAGTGCTGTGTTAGCTGTTACTATAGCGGCATTTGCTCCTGTAACTGAATTACCGACTGTAGTAATTGCAGCATCAACATAGCCTTTAAGTGCTGTGTTAGCTGTTACAATGGCAGCATTTGCTCCTGTAACTGAATTACTGATAATAGTATCCTGTGCATCAACGTAGCCTTTAAGTGCTGTGTTAGCTGTTACAATGGCAGCATTTGCGCCTTCAATTTGACTTAATTGTGCTGTGGCATTTGCCTGCCAAGCAGTTGTAACATCAGCAATGGCTCCACTTTGTACTGCGGCATTGGCTGTAGTCAACGCAGTTAAATTTGCTAAATCTGTAACTACAGTACCAAGGATGTATGTTTGTAATTGAGAGACATTACTTTGTAATGTTGTTAATGTTCCGGCAACATTACCAACTACTGGTACTATTACATTTCCCTGTACTGTAGTTAAATTTCCTAATAGGCTAATCTTAATCGTCGACATTCTTAATCCTCAATAATTGTGTTACCATCTTCAGTAGTTAGTGTATTTACCGCATCTTCTGTCGTAATCATATCTTTAATTGCAGTAACTACAATATTTGATGCTGTGCTGGCTTTTAAGAATGTAACTGGTACAGTTGTTGCACCATCAAATCCAGTACCATCTGTTGCTATGCCAGTGCCTAAATTATACCACACATTTGTTGTATGTAATGATATATTTGCTGCAATAGTTACATTGCCATTACTATCAACAAACGGATTGCCAATATCGTTTCTACCAACCGGTACAATACTCAATGGATACACATTTCCAGTACTATTACCATTTATTATTATTTCTGAATTAATTGCTGCATTACCGGTTACGGTAGTAGGATACACTGCAATGTTAGATCCATTAATAGCAATATTACCGGCTAGTTTACCCGCAGTTAATGTTGTAATACCATAGTAATTTACAGCAACGTTACTAATATTAGCACCTGTGGTCAACACTGTTACATTGGCACCAGTTGATGCTTGCGTTATATAATCTCCGCTAGATACTGTAACGTTACTGCTTAGTGTCACATAGTTTTCTTGGAATGCTAGGCTGGTTGTATTATTTTTTATAACCAATAATACTCGTGCTACAGAATCGATACCAGCTACAGTCAATGATGCACCAGATACAGTTTGTGTTATTACATCACCTACGTTAGCACTTACACTGCCAGTCAATGAAAGGTAATATGAACGAGTTGATGTTACTGTTCTTGTAATCGGTGTGTCAATATTAACATTGCTGTTTACCGGATGCAATGATGATACTGTACCATTGATAGTAATAACATTACTTAGGCCGGTATTACAACTAAATGTGCCTTCATATGAAACTATTACATTTGCAGTGCTAGATGCACTCGATACGACTCTCCAACTTGCTGTGCTCGGAGCTTGTGTTATTACATCACCTACATTAGCTGTGATAGTGTTATTCAATTGTATACTTGCAAATCTTACTGTAGCTTGACTAACTCCAGGAACAATTTGATCAACACTACCATCAGTAACAACTGTACCTGCGTATTGAATCGCTGGAATAGCAGTTCCCTGTGTTCCGCGACGTATTTGTCCCAGTGTATTGGTTATTAAATCACGAGTGTAATAAGTTATACGTTCACCGTTAATGAATATTACTCCCGGAATAGCTAGTTGTGCAATCCCAGTTATATCTAAAAATGGCTCAAACAATTTGCTAGCATCTGCTACAACAATTTCAGTGTCAGTTATTCCTAACGGAGCCGCTAGTGTAGTTGAATATGCATCAGCAATACGTAGATAACTTTCTTCACGCATCATGTTACTAAACATTCTGTAGGCAATTACATCAACGTTGCCGTTAATTTTAGTATAAACCTGCATGTCTAATGTATCAAATACAATACCAGGAACCATTTCTTCCGGTGCATGACTTGAGTATGTATCAACATAAGCACCACCAACAACATTAATATCTTCGGGGCGAGTGCCTATAGCTAAATCTGTATAACTACTGCGTATAAGAGTATCTACAGCGGCATCATCTACCATAGGTGTGCCGTCTGAGTCGTATTGAACTTGATCAAATAACCCATTGTCGAATTGATCCGCTGTCCCGTTAGGTATATACTCTATAGAGGTTGGATATATCGATTGCCAGCCGCCGTTTATTCTAATATTACCTTGACGTATTGAATTATTGCCAGTAATAAAGTCAGCGGTAGATTTAATTATACCTTGAATTTTATTAGCAGAAATTATCTTAGTTACAGTAATAGCTGCATCACCAACATTAAACGTTACCTGCGGTTGTGTTGATCCAATTGTTCTATATACCGGAGTGATTCCTACATTAGACCAACTGCTGGTTAATGTAGAATATGTATTAACAACTTGTTCAACTCCGTCTATTATAATATTTCCGGTACTGGTAAAATCATCATTGGTATTAATTATAAAATAGCCCGAGTCTGCGTTTACAATGTTTCCGGGATTGCCTGTGCTAATGTCGTTTCCGTATACAGTAACATTTGCGTCAGTGCCGACTTGCGTAATGAATTGACCCACCGTTGCATCAATCGGGTGACTAAATGTCATTAGTATATCAGCTTCGGGCTGAGTTACTGTACTGCCTACGTTAACCACAATCGGAGCATTGAATGTTATATTTGCCTTAGTCGCTCCACTAAACACAGCACTTTGATCAAAATTAAGACCCTGTACTTTTACACCCGGATAGTCGATACCACGTACTAGTTGATTTAAATCACGTGCTGGCATCAATCGAGTTGGATCATAGTAGCCCACAATACGATCGTTAGCATTGTTAAAATTTGAAGAATTATATACAGTGTAATCTTCTGTTAGTACAAAAATAGGACTAGATATTATATTTGTTTTAACTTCATAAGCAGTACGGGCGCCGCCCGCTAACATGTCCTTGTGAGTAACAATATCACCTGCAGAATATGCCGTATTTGCAGACCATTCCTGTACACTACTTGTGTAACTGATTCTGTCAAATTTTAATGTTGTATCAAACGTTCTAACTTGATTATTTTTAAGTACAGCATAAGCAGTAGCCGGCGTGGTATTACTACCATTGATTAGTACTGTAGGAGTTTGGAAATATCCACTACCGTTAGTTAAAATTTCAATAGCAATTACTGTACCTAGATCAAAATCAATAATTGCACGTGCAGTTGCTCCGGACGCCGCAGTGCCTCCGCCAACAATAGCAACGATTGGTTCACTAGTATATCCACTACCGCCTGATTCCACAACGATACTTTCAACACGATAATTTCTATTTACATACCATTGATTGTAAGTATCAGTTTGCCATAGTGCTTCATCTTTAATTATATTCTCACCACTTGGACTACGGAATACTTTTGTTTCTGTATCGTAGTATGGCGGTAAGTCAAAGTCTGTTACACTACCTGCAAATTCATCATTACTATCATAGTTAATAGAATACTCACGTATTTTAGTTGAATACGGTTTGACTTCTGAAATATAATCTTCGTAATAGGTTTGATTATCTTTAATGTAGTTTGGATATTGCAACAACGAACGCAATTTATGTGATACACTGATGAAACTAGTTTTAAATATCCAATCAACATATTTTTGTTCATTGAATAGATAGTTAATCATTACAAAGAATAATTTGTTAAATTCTGCTTCTAACTCGCCGACAAATATATCATCTTTAAGTGCAGTAATTATATAACGAATTTCAGTGGTTGGAGTTTTATTATTAATAAAATTACCAGTTGATGTTTTTAATTGTATAGTACCATTTTCAATTCCTACTACATCGAATTGATTATTACTGTTAAGTACAAGTAAGTTCCAGCCGCGATTAACTCCGTTGGCAACTCTAACCAACACATCGTCGCCGACTGCCACTGGCAATTTTAATGCATCAGTTAACGTATCAACTACATATTCAAGTTGTGTATCTTCGCCGTAACCAGGGGCATACCAATCAACATAATCCCAGTACAGATCAGTTTTATAACTTTGTGTTCTAATAGCCGACCAAGTTTTATTTGCAGACAACTCGTATAATACCCACAAATTATCCTGTGTGGTATTTTGACCAACCAATACTTTATATCCTGTGCTTAACACCGCTGTGTCAAGATATTGTAATTCTATTTCAGTTTCTATCTTTAAATCATACTCGCCCAGTTTAAAATTAGGTTCTGGTTCAGCAGTGCTGAGTGTAGTTAAATCGTAATTTCTTGAGATAGGTTTAGTTATTAAAATATTGTTAGCATATTCCACTAAGTTAGCGTAGGCAGCTAGTCTGTCAACAAAAATAGTCTGACGTGGTCTCGTACCTAGTCCAAATTTATCCGCCGGGCTAAGAGTAGGATCAGGTACTTCTGCGCCTAGTATATCAATACCGGCTAGACTATCAATTAATTTATTGATAATTTTTGAAGATATTATACTATCTGCGTTGCCTTTTTGTACTAATTCATATTCGCTGTGAATGATATTAGTATTCTTAACTGTATTATAGTCAAGATGTAATATAGTGTTTTGCGCAGAAAGATAATTGTCTACGTTATACACAACAAATGAATTGTCCTGTATAATTGCTGCGTAAGGAATACCTTGATTCTTAGGATTTTCGATTATGTCTTGAATTGCAACAATAGGTATACGTCTAGTAGTGCTAGTCGGATCAACTGTTGTTTTGTCTTTGACCCAATAGAAATATTTGATACTAATAATATTAGTAACTGGGTCAACATATATAAGTTCAACATACGCACTATCGTCGGCATATTTCGGAATGCCTTCGCCGCCGTTAGCAACATAAGCACTCGGTAGATATGAACTTTCTACCCATTCTAACACTTCAACTGTTGAACCAGGGAATAGTTGACCCCAGTTAATGCTGCGATATGTTAACGAATCTTGCTCATAGTCGATATAACTAAGTTGATTTAGATTCCACCATACTTGTCCTACTTGTCGGCCATTCCAGAATATACTGTCATTTAAACTAACTGCACTGTTGGTGCCGCGATTGTATACCGCAGGATCGTAGCCAGTTTTATATGATATTTCTTGTTCTGCACGACCAAGTATTTTACCTTTTGCAGGATCAATAAATTCTAAAGTAGTTAGAATAGTGTTTGTTAATTTACTGTATAGATACATTCTACTAACTGATTCTATATCTACACGAGGTTGTTGATATCTAATTAAACTCCAACCACGTTTGTTTATTGTGTTATTAAACAAGTAGATACTGCCACCATTTTCTATAGTAGTATCATCAGTTGGCGCACTTACTACAATATGTCCACCGATTACATCAAATGCCGCGCCAAATCCGTCGCCTGAGTTTAAATCTGTTGGATCAAGTTGTTGACAGAATGCATAACGTCCTGGATTCTCAACTTGGTCACGTGGGTCATCATATAATTCATATGTGTAAACACTACCACTTGCTTTAACTTCGTCTAATAGTGCTGTAGAATCATCATCGAGTGTTGTGTTAATATTGTTCAGTGTGCTAGTTGAATCTAATAGATATTGTTCTGGATTTACTATTAATTCGTTATAGGTTAGACTGGTTGGGTCAGTGTCAATAATATATTCAGGTGCGTTAGGATATAATAAGTCTGTATGCGCATCAAATGTAGCATAATGTTTTGTTGTTCCACGTTCACTACTAATAACCAGCATGTATGCATTGCGAGCCAAGATAACTTTAGTACCAAAATATTCATTGTTACTACGATATGGGTTAACAATAATCTGCATGAACGCAAATATAGCCAAGCCTGCATCTTCATACACTGTACCACTGCCTGATAAGACACGTAAGCGATTTTTAGCTACAGTTTTATCACTGTCTAATCTTAAGTATCCATTTTCATTAACTGCGGTGATACCTAATAGGTTAGCATCATTAATATCTTCGATTAAACTATCTAAACTTGTACCAGTCACAGTAATTTGGAAGTTATCTAGTCGAATTGTATTGCCTGGAGTAAACGTTGGATTTTGTGTATAGCCTGTGTTAGTACCGTACAAGGTTCCTCTGTTATGGAATTTCCATACTGCACCAGTATTGTAAATTGTACCGGCATTATAATAAGGAGCACCAATATAGAATGCGCAGTTGTTTGAACAGATAGTCAGGGCTGTACCAAATCGTGCACCTTCTTGAATAGCATTTAGACTACCATCTAAACTGTCAATGCCAATCAATCTTTCTAATAGAGTAAATTCATTTGTTTCAACATTGACAACTTTACCAACACCTAATGGAACATTTAATGTAACTGTATTAGTTCCCGGGGTTGCAGTATATTCGCTGCGAGGCAATTCAATTCCGTCAACAGTTACTTTATACACAGGTGCAATTGTTTCTACTGTGGTATACACTGTACCAGTTGTACTGGTAAATGCTTCGATAACACGATCGTATGCGTATACTGCGCCGGCTTCATCAAGCAAGTCGCCACTAGAGCCAATTACACTGTCAGCTGGTGCGCCAACACCAAGTTGTGCACCGTTTAAACTAGCATCAATACAAAAACCAAATTCACTGCCCGCCGGTCCGTTAATAGTTTTAACTAATGTGTAGTACGGACCTTGTGAAACTGTCAGCGTATCATTGACGTTTCCGGATATAAATGTTATTGTTGTTCCAGATAATGTGTAATCAATATTTGGAATGTATGTACGTGTTTCGCTAGTAACTACTAATGAATTAGCATCGTCGGTTACTTCGGGTGTAAACGGTACTGTTATAGATGATACTGAACCAGATGTAGTAACATTTCCCGTAGCTTTAGTTACAAAGCGTTGTAAGCCATATACATACACTTTTGGAGTTGCTTCGTACGGAGCGCCAACATACAACCAGTGGCCTAACTCATCAAACGCAAAGCCATAGCCAAACTGTCCATCGACAGCACTGACATTGCCTGTAATAACCTGTCCTCTATTCCATACAGTTTCGCCTTCTAGTTTGTTGTAGGTATAGATTAAACCAACATTAGCGGCGCCGCCGGCACCAGAACTTGTTGGTGCGTTAACTGCTAACGTTTCTCTTCCGGCAACTCCATCATCAATGAACGGATCAACTGCTGTATCAATGTGCGAACCGTAAGTAAATGTATTTGCACCATCAGGTGTTATAGTTGTCGATTCAGTATAGACATTTGAAGTATTTTTATCAAATACATTTACTGCACCTGTGTTAGTAGAAACAGATAAGTTTGCATACAAAGTGGTACCGACAAAAATAGTTTGCTCGATGTTGTCAATCATTTTTAATGCTTGACCGTAGCCTATGTTTGCAGAATATTCGCTAGTCGATTTTACTAAGCGTTGACCTAATTCCCACGGATGTGTTTTTTCGTATACTTTCCATGTACCGCTTGGTTGCGTACCAAATGGCTGGCCTTGTACAGCATTAGTTTCCGCATCTTCATCGATCCAAATCTTTTCACCAACTTTCCATTGATGTAAAGGAGTATATAAACGTGCATCTTCCATATATTGGAATCGTATACTATCTAAAATAAACAACATACCATCACTGTCAAGTGTAGTTAATTGTGTTGTGTCACCGGAATATTT